GAGAAATCGGCGGTAAATTTGACGGGCTAATCGGTAAAACTATTTATAACGCGCTTGTAAAAAAAACTGGCTCACCAAAAAAAGCCTCCGAACTTCTCAACGAACACGGCATCAAGGGCATCACCTACGAAGGCGGGCGCGATGGTCGTTGTTACGTCGTATTCGACGACCAAGCGATCGACATCATCAATCGTTTTTCGTTGGACAGCGAAGCCAACGCCGAAACCAAGGAACTACTTGCAAGCATTACGCCCGTTGACAACGAAGAACTGACGGCGCAGGAAAAACTACTCTCCGACTTTAGCCAAAAATTAGGCGTGCCGCTGATGTGGGTAGACGCAGACCCCGCGCTTAACGGGCGTTATGACCATTACACCGGGGTTATACAACTTAACCGCAAAGGCGAGCACAGAATTAACGGCGAACGCAACGTAACACACACTTTCTGGCATGAGCTCTTACATTGGCTGTCCTACAACAATCAAGATATTTATAGCGACTGGATCAAATATATTCATGGACACGCGCCATTTACCAAGAAGCAAATAGCCGAGTGGAAAAAAGCCAATAACCGCAATAACTTGAGCGAAGCGGCGGCGGTACAAGAAATGCTTTGCGATTATTTCACCGTAGGGCATGAGCGCATGAAGATTTTGCGGGATATGGCCAAGGAGAATCCGAGTCTTGCCCGTCGTTTTGTGGCATGGATCAAACGGCTGTGGGATAGGTTCGCGGAGATGTTTCATAATCCGCAAGGCAAACTTACCACGGCGCAGAAAAACCGCTTTGATGAGATTTTTGCCAAAACGCTGTCGGAGCTGAAAGATCGCGACGGCAAGCCTATTTTCAAGACGGCCAACCGGGGCAGGGAAATTCGCCTTTTCGACGGCAGAGCCTTGCCGCAAGTGTCAATAGCCGCGCCGCAAGGCGTAGGAGTTTTTTCCTTTGCGGGTGAAAAGGCAAAGACGGCAGACAAAGCCACGCTTGAACGCGCTAAAGCCATGGAACAGAGCGAAGAGTATTATTCGGAGGAAATTTACGACGAAACCGGCTGGTTTAAGGGCAAAGATAACAAGTGGCGGTTTGAGATTCCCGACAATCTGGACAAAATAGATTTTTCACCGTTGACCAAACAGAGCAGAATCAAAAAAATATTCACGTTAAATTCGGCAAAGTTAGGCGATATATACGATAATCCCGAACTTTACAGGGCGTATCCTTTCTTGCAGAATATTTATGTACATAACGAAGATTTAAGCAAACATAACGCAAACGGGATAGCGCGTCCCCGTATAAAGGACAAATTTTTGAAAATGTTGCCGTATCAGATAGATTATTCTATTGGAATCGACCGCAAACATTTAGCAAATTCGCCCGAGGAAGCCAAAAGTACCCTCGTACACGAAATACAGCACATAATCCAAATGCACGAGGGTTTTGCATTGGGGGGTAATGGCGAGTATGCTAAGAGCATACTGAGGCAAAAAGGCAAAGGCGCGGTTGCAGATGCTATTTCCGACTATGAAGCGTGGGCACTTTTGGGCGGAGAGCAAGAAGCAATGGAAGTACAGAAACGCGCAAAAATCCAAAAAAGAAAAATATCGAAGCGCGATTATGAGAAAGCCAGAAACGAACTGGAACATTTCATATCACAGCAACCGCCAGAAATGCAAGAAATCATTCGCCAAGATATAGAAGTAGGGCAACCCTCGGTTGAAACCCCGCACGAAATCGGCGAGAGGCTCGAAGAATTTTTCAACATAGCAGACACCTATTTTTCAACGCAAGAGAAGCCTAACCCGCATAACTGGAACGCGCTAATCGTATTCGGCGGGCAAGAATTTTCGGCGAATTTGCAAAATAATATTGACAATTCAGGCAATTTAACTGATAATGAGGACGGAAGTGTGGTAGATTTTCCTTCTGAACATCTTACAGACACGCAAAAGCAGACGTTGTTTGAAACTATGTCAAAACACATAGACAATCATATAGCAGAACAACTAAAAGAAGGGAAAAAACGTGCAGAAGTAACAAGAGAGCTTCTTTCTGAAAACTCACGCCACCGAGCGAAAATATTAGGCGGGTTAAAGGCTACTGTACGTTTCTTAGAAAACAACATAAACGACAAAAATGTTAAGCAACGTAGAGTAGAAAGCTATTACCCTAAAGCCAAAAACTGGGACGTGAAAGAACGTGACGCAAAAATTGACGAGGCTTATCGTTTCATTTTGAATCAGATGAAGGAGGCTGTTAATTATGCAGGAGTCCTTTACCGAGAAATCGCTACTAACAGATACGGAGAAGGCGGAAATTCAAGAAGCAGTATTCAGTTACATTCTTGGAGAGATGCAGAAAAACAATTAGCAGAACGCGAACGAAAAGCACGAGCAGAAGCAAAACAAAACACGCCAATAAGCGAAAGCACTCTTATACAGGGTGCTTTTTCTAATGGGCGCAAGTATTCGATAGACGCAGGGGCAACGCCGGAGCGCAGTTTCCTTGATCGTGCGTTCAAAAAAATGACGGGTCAAGCCCGCGTCAACGGCGAGAGAATCATCACGGAGGAGCGCAAAATAAGCGAAGAGCCGAGCTTGAGGGAACATTATTTCGGCTCGCCGTCGCGAATAGCGGAAAAATATAAAATGTTCCGTCCGTTCTTCCGTATGGCGGATAAAGCCATGAACACGCTGACGAAAAACCGCTCGGATTTTGCGCGAAAGCTGGAACAGGCCAAAGACTTGGTAAAATCTGCGGAGGACAAAGAAAAGCTGTACGGCGTACTCTGGCAGGGCGACATGAATCATAAGGAGTGGACGCGAGAGGAGCTTATAAACGACGGCTACGGCGAAAATATTGCCGAAGCATACATAAGGATTCGCCGTTTGTTGAAAAAAGCCCATGAGATGGTAAACGAAGCCAAACGGCGGCCGCAAATCATCACCAAAAACCTAACCGACGCGCAGATCGACAAATTGCGCGAAAATAAATTCGTGGAAATACTGAAAATCGGCGATAAAGACGTAAGCAACCAAACGCCGCTGAAATTTCAAGGCAACGAAGTAGACAAGCGCAAAGTCACCTACAAGGAATATGCCAACTGGATTCAGGAATATGACGTATCCATGCCGCAGTTGTACCGCTTTGAGAACGACGACGCTATGCAAGTGCTGGAATACCAAGACAACGGCGACGGGACTTTTCATGTGGTGACGCGGGAGGCAGTTCCCCCGGTGGGCAAGCGCAAGGGATATATTCCGCATTTTTTCCATGAATACATGATTCAAGTGTTGGACAAAAACGGCAACCCGGTTTCACGTTACGGCATGGGCGGTTTTGTCGGGACGGGCAAAACAGAGGTTGAGGCGGTCAAAAAAGCCGATGAGTGGTTGAAAAATGCGCAGCTGAAAGACGGCGAACAAGTCTATATTGCGCCGAAAACCTTTGACTTTAGTCATTTAGGCATGGACGAAGCGCAATACGGCGCGATTATGGGCGATCAGGACTACGATAAAATGGTGGCGAAGATCGCGAAGGCCAACTCAATGACGCTGACGGAGGTTAAAAAATTCTTGGCCGACAGCGTGAACAAGAAAAATCGTCATCGTTTCTTTGGAAACCTCATGCACCGCAAAGGCGTAAACGGCTACGAGGAAGATATGGACTGGGTGCTCAGTCATTATTTCAACAGCGCAAGCCGTTATCACGCGATGGAAACGGAGTTCAAGCCGCAAGCCATAAGCCTGTTCGAGCGTTGGTTTGGCGATTTTAACCAAAAGCATACGGGGCTGGCCGAATATGTGCAGGACTACATCAACGACATCAACGGCAACCCGTCAACGCTGGAGAAAAAAATAACCGACACGCTGAACAAATCCAAGCTGTGGCGCAAATACGTTACGGCGAGTTTTGGCGAACGGTCGGCCTTGAAATTTACGAGCACGGTGACGGGCTGGACAAGTTACCTTTGTTTGGGCTATCTCAATGCGTCAAGCGCACTCTTAAACCTTTCACAGGCGATCAACGTCACGGCCTATCTGGGCGACGTGAACGCCCTGCCAAAACTGTTTGTCAAGGGATTCAAGCGCAATTACGGCCTACGGGAAATGAAAATTTTGCGGGAAACCAACGTAATGAATGACATCGGCTTGGACAGCGGGGCAGGTTACGACGTGAATCGCGGTTATGCGGGCAAAATGTTCGGTGCGTTGGGCAAATTGTCGCAAAAGGGCATGATCCTGTTCAAAACGACGGAAAGCGCAATGCGGCGCGGGGCGGTGCTCGTGGCCTACGAAAAAGCCCGCAAAGACGGCAAGAGCCATCAAGAGGCGATAGCCTACGCAAAAAGCATTAACCGCAAGAGCAATTTTGACTACGGCGTATCCGACGCACCGAATATTTTCAGGCGCGGCAGTGTGGTTTCACAACTCGTCTTGCAGTTCAAAAAATACGGGATTAAAGAGCTTGAAGTTATGGGCGAAATGCTCCCGTATTTGTCAAAATCCACCACGAGCAAACAGAAGATGCTGTTCTGGGGAATGTATTTCTTGACCTGCGGACTGATGGGCTTGCCCGCGCTGAATTGGCTCGATGATTTGTTGGGCGAAAACTTGAAAGATTTTGCCCAAGAGACGATTATGGAACTTTGCGGCGACAGCGCGGTCGGGCGCGTTTTGGGGAAAACGGCCTTGTATGGCTTGGCCGCGCCGACGGTGGGGATAGATTTATCCAACCGGGCGGGCTTGGCCGACGTTATCCCGATGCCGTATCACGCAACAGATTTAGGCGGCGCGGCGATAAGCAAAACGGCCAACTTTGTGCGAGATGTATTCGGCAAAGGCGACTACGCCGCAGGACTTCGCGATCTAAGCCCCGGCATCTATAACCAATATGCGGCATGGATCGCGGGCGAAAGCACCGGGACGCGGGGCAGGGTCAACAGTCGTTATGACGGTTTTTACGACCGCATGATTAAGGCGATGGGTTTTAAGTCCACCGATGAACGCATAGCGAGCGACATTCAACGGATTATGCAAAAACGCCGGAGCAAACTCACGAAGGATAAACAGGCGGCAGTTGATGCGTATTTGGCCGATCCGACCACCGAGAACGCGAAAAAACTAAAGGAACTCGGCATAAAGCCGAAAACGGTGCAAGAGGAACGCGAGCGCAAAAAGCAAGACCGCTTGGAGCGGCTCGCGGGCAACATGAACAAGCAGGAAGCCGCGAATAGTGATTCGCTACTCAAATTTGCGCGATAAAAATTTTCGTCAAATTTCTTATTTTGCGAGTAACAGGACAAAAAAATGTGGTAAATTTGTATTGTAAACAGATGGCGAGTTGACCCCTTCCATAAGCCTCCATGCGAGAGCCGCTTTGCATAATGATGCAGGGCGGCTTTTGTATTGGGGAAAAACCCGACAGGGAGGTGAAATAATGAGATATTTTTTGACCGAGGAATTTACGCCTATTGTTGAAGTTGAATGTGTGGCGCAAAACATAAGCTCCGAAGCGGTCATTGAATTAGCGGAACACCCGGGCAGAGATAGCGGTGTTAAACTGTGGCCGGGCAAGTCCTTAGCCATACGCGCCGAAACTTATGCGCGGCGAATCGGGACGGGCTACGGAACGTGCGTTTTGGCGACAGTGCCCCTACCGGGGACAGGCGAAGCAACCGACAACGATATAGCTAAACTGTTCACGGCGGGCAGCGTGGAATTTGTGCCGGACTTGTTTGTAAAAATGAGCAAATTGAAATATTACAAACAGTTGCAAGACGAGCTCAACAGACAAATATTTGTGGCGCAAGTGCCGGGTAAAAACCTTTCCACCAACGACTTTACCGACGCTTACAAGGCGCAACTTGACGATATTGCCAGCATTATCTTGAATGTGGTAGAAAATGCCGGGTATGCCAAGCGAAGCGAAATTACGCAAGCCGTCAAATATCGCGGCACGGTGGTTCTGTATGCGGATTTACCGCAAAATGCCGTAATCGGCGATATGTACAACGTGCAAGAGGCAGACGAGGCGCACAACGTAAAGGCCGGAGATAATGTTATCTGGAACGGCGCATCGTGGGACGTAATGGCCGGGGAAAGTTCGCAGGAATGGACGGAAGAAGATATTCGCGCCATATTTGAAGGAATGTCAAGTATCGGCGGCGGCAATACGGGAGGCAACACGGGCGGTGGAGACACCGACGAATGGGCGACCGATGAAGATATTGATGCGCTTTTCGGCGGAGGTATGTCGAGCGACGGAGGAAACACCGAAGGAAGCGACACAACAAGCGGCGGTTATGCAACCGACAGCGACATCGACGCTTTATTTGGCGGCGGTGTAAGCGCGGATAGCGGCAATGACAGCGATTACGCAACCGACGGCGATATTGACAAATTATTTACATAAGAGGGGGTGAGAATATGGCAACGACAGACACCGACAAACCTTTGAAAATTTCCAATTTAGCGAGATACAAAGAAAACGCCGATACATTGTATAGGAATACATTCATAGCCAAAAATGATGTCATAAACCTTAGCGAGGCCAGTATTCGCGCTTGTTTCCCGACTGCGGAGGTGGCAGACAATGGCGAATAATCAGGCGGTCGATAAAATGATGAAAATGCCTGCCCGCGTTGCAGGTATGTTTCAGGCTTGGTTAAGAGCCGCATTGATGGACAGACCCACCAAAGAACAGGCCGACGCTTCTTATCTGCCGAGCAACACGCAATACATCCGAAGTATCATCCCGACGGAAAACGGCTTTATGTTTATCGACCGGGACAACAACGAAACGACTGTAGATTTTCCTTCGCTGCCGGAGATGCCGGATATTGACCCGCCGGAAGTTGCCACGACTGAGGCCGACGGCTTAATGAGCGCGTCGGATAAAACAAAGTTGGACAGACTCGCCCCGATAGCGGAGGCAACAGGAGACAAATTAGGCGGCGTAATCATCGGGAAGAACATCAACATAAACGGCGGGAAAATCAGCGTAGACGATGCCGGAGCAGAACGAGCCGGGATAATGCGCCTGTACAACAACATCGACGAAGGAAAAACCGACGGGGCAGTTACACAAGCGGCGATAAAGGCGGCACTGGCCGCGCTGGAAAAATCCATAGCGTCGCTTGCCCAACAGATAAAAGAAGTCGAAGGCAAAATAACAGTGTTGTACCGCTTTAAGGGCACTGTGCCGACTTATGCCGATTTGCCTAAAGCGTTTCTGGCAGTGGGGGATGCGTACAACATAGAGCAGGACGACGAAGAACACAACATACATTCGGGCGATAATGTAGCGTGGACGGGTTCAAGTTGGGACGTTTTATCCGGTTTTGTGGACTTGTCCAACCTGTTGCCCAAAACGGGCGGCACGATTAACGGCGATTTAATTGTAACGGGCGAGATACGCGGACAAATAGCGAACGAGGAGGGTTGAACATGGCTATGGTAACAATGGGCGAAAATGCATGGTTGTTATTCTCACAAAGTTTATACGATTGTTTGAGCGGGCGATTAAAGAAAAACTCCGGCGATTATATAAAGCGCGTGACCGTCGAAAACGGCGCAATAACCATCACCAAAGGCGACGGCTCGACAGTAACCGCAAACACGGTTAAGATGTACAACTCGCTGGGCGACAACACCGACGGGACAATGACGCAAGCCGCAATAAAGGCGAGCATCAGTGCCAAAGAAGGCAGCGTGTACCGCGCTATGGGTACTGTGCCCTATTACGGCAGCTTGCCGACAGCGAACAATAGCCCCGGCGACGTTTATAACATCAAAAACGGCAATAAAGCGGCCAACATTCTGCCGGGCGATAATGTGGTATGGGTAGCGCGCAAAACTCATGTAGACGAAGGTTATGAACGCGCTGCGGGTACTTATGACCCGAATGTTACATATTATGTAGACAGTTCCACGGGAAGAGAAATAGATACGAGCGAACTTGTCACCGATTATGTACCCGCTACGGGGAATTTTGTCGGAGGAACGACGTATTACACGGACGAAACAGGCGAAACCAAGGTAGACACGAGCGAATTTTCGGACGGGGAAACCGACGTGAGCGGTTATTACGTTTCTTACCGCCACGACAAATTCCAAGAGGGCGTAACCGACATGAGCGGCTATTTTGTGCACTACAGCAATGAAATTGTCGATCAGGAAGAAGGCTGGGACAAACTTGCGGGAAATTATGTTCCTCCGGCAGCGGACAGCGCAACCGCAGGCGTGATGAAGTTAATGCAGGAAACAGGGGCGGACACTACAAGCACGATGAGCCAAGCCGCGATAACGGCTGCGCTTAGTAACGTCTGGACGAAAGATATTTTGTGGGTAGACGAAGACAGCGGGGAAGTTGTCGAAGTTGACACCGAAAGCAGCGGCAGTACTACTTCAACGGAAAATCCCGAATAATGCGGCGGCTGAATGACGACAAACACAGCGGTACACAACAAGCGTGGTGAATGTGCATGAACGAAGAGCAGACAATAAAGCTCATGGAGAAGCTGAACGACATCAGCGAGCGCATTGTGAAAATCGAAACTTTAATGCAGGAATGGTCAACAGACACCAAGGAAATACGCCAACTTTTGAAGGAACACGAGCGGCGAATAGTCGAACTTGAAAATCACAAAAGCGCAACCGTCGGAGCCAAAGACATAATCGCTTGGGTAGCTATTGCCGGGATTATGGTCTGGGAGGTGTTGTCAAAATGAACGACAAAAAATACGACACCAACGAGATAGCGGCGTTCTTTCTGGGGGTAATGGGGATTCTCGCTATTATCAGCTGGGCGGTATGCTCGTTCAAATACGGACAGATTGGCGGCACGGAAATAGCCATTTCCATAAGTAGCGGCTTAGGCGGTGTCATTACGGGCAAAGCCTTGGGCGAACGCGATGCCTTGAAGAAAATACAGAAGGGAGAAAACGAAAATGAGCCTTGAAAGCGCGGTAGCTTATGCAAAAAGCCGGGTTAATACGGAGGGTTACGGCAATAACGGCTGTACCGAATGGGTGCGCCAGTTCCTTTTGAAGATGGGGCATCCGCTCGGCGAACTTATGACTTCGGGCGCAGAAGGGAATTTGATGTGGGTTCCCAACCTCATGGACTGGGCGAAAGCTCGTGGACTTTGGAAAGAGCCGGAGGAGGGCGGCGCGTGCGGTGACGTGTGCTTGCTCGAAACCAACGGCGATTTTGGCGACGGCGCGGATCATGTGGTCATTGCCGACGGCAAGGGCGGCTATTGGGGGAATAGCAGTAGTCGCAACCAAATTGTACATCGTGACATTGCTTATGATTACGGTGCGGATGCTGTTTGGGGCTATATAGCGACGGGCGAAGGCGGCGGCAACGTGGCGCAGGGAGCTTGCGGGCGCAGTATGGCGGAAATCGTCGGTGACGCAGGTAGCACCAGCGGCAACGCGGCAGACTGGGCAACGAGTAGCGGCGGCGGTTTGCGTGTATTTATCAATCCCGGCCACAGCAGCGCGGAGGAAATCGCAAGCGGCCTTGACCACGACCACGGGGCAGACGGGTTCGGTATGTTTGAGAACGAAAAAGCGAAACAGATCGCCGACCTTGTGGCAGGGTATCTCACGGCGGCGGGTGTGCAAGTGGTAAGCGTATTTCAGAACCGCGATTTGCAGACCATTTGCAGCACGAGCAATAATGCCGATCCCGATTTGTTTGTAAGCATTCATTGTAATTCTTACGACACGGCGGCCAACGGCACGGAAACTTGGTACTATTACAATTCCACGCGGGGCAAGAAGCTCGCAACCTGCATTAACAAACAAATTGCCGATAGCATTGACGTTAAAGACAGAGGGGCGAAACCCGCCGAGCCGGGCAGAAATGGGATTTATGTGCTCTCTAACACTGACGCGGTAGCGGTGCTTGTGGAATGTGCCTTTATCGACAACGAACACGACAACACTTTGCTCCGGGATAAATACGATGACTTTGCACGGGCAATAGCGCGGGGCATTACGGATTATGAGGCCATAATTTAGGAGCGCATTCAAATGATGAAGTGGGTAAGCGAGAGTTCAAGTTGCCCCTGTCCCCTTGCCAAAAACGTAGCAGGTAATGGCAATCCGTTGTTATTAGCTCAGTTAGTAGGATCGGACAAATTTAATCAGATTGCGGGAAGTGGAAACATAATTGAGCAAAAGCGGCAATTATACAGCAATGTATAGGGAATATAACCCTAACCCCAAAGGGGCGCGGGTAGGCGATTGCGTTATCCGCGCCTGTGCCAAGGCGTTAAATATGGATTGGGATTCAGTCTACACGGGAATAGTCGCGCAAGGTTTTGACATGAAGGATATGCCGTCAAGCAATAGGGTCTGGGGGACTTGGCTAAAAGAGCAGGGATTAGAGCGGCGATTTTTGCGGCTTGATTGTCCCGACTGTTACACGGTCAAAGATTTTTGCGAAGAGCACCCCAAAGGCAGGTACATTGTGGCATTGGTCGAGCACGTTGTCGCCGTGGTTGACGGCGATTATTATGACACATGGGACAGCGGGGACGAAGCACCACAGTATTACTGGGAGGTTGAATGATGGCGGCTTATACGGGCAATTTCACGAACGTACAGCCAAACAGCAACAATATTATCGTGGTATCGGTCAACGGGGAAATGGGCGCGATGGCGTACCCGGTCGGTGCGGGGAACACGGTTTTGTTGGTGGACTGGGCGAGCAAAAATTTTTGGCTAAAGACGACGGACATTAACGGCGTTCCTCAAGCTATGCGAGTGTTCCAGTTTGAGGAGATAACGCCTGTACCACAAGCGCAGGAAAACGGTGAAATTAAGGAACTCAAAGGCGAACTTGCCGAACTCAAAAAATTGATTCAAGGCTTAGTTAAAGCGGAGAAAGCAAAATGAACATAAAACAGTTTCAGACATTTGTCCAAAACTTCCGCAAGATGGGGAAAAATCCTCAAGCGGTAGTACAAGAGCTGCTCAACAGCGGACAGATGAGCCAAGCGCAATTTAACGAGTTGGCGCAGAAAGTCAATCAAATGATGGGGCAGAAAGCATTTTGAGGTGAAAATATGCGTACAAGATGGGTGATGGTTGTAACTTCTATGGAATACGACCCCCCATGGGAAGACTTGGAACCGCGATTTTATTGCCTCCCGCCTACTGTTGTTACAGAAGGACAGGCAGAAGCGGCGGCAAAAGCGATTGCCGAGAAAATGAACCTAAAACGGCGGGCAGGGGGCACATGGGAGAGCACGAACAGGGGCGTATATGATAAAGACGGCAAACTTATGTATCATTGCCCTTATAGCGTCGACGTGTGGGGAATAAATACCGATTCTGACACTGTTGACGATTTTATAAGCGAGTGGTTTAAGGCGCACCCTGCAAACATAGGACACCCAAGCGATTAGTACGGAGAGATGGAGCATGGACTTTTTTACAGAGTTACTTCAAAAACAGCAAAAATTAGAAGAGGAAAAGGTTGACGGTTATCGCCACAAAATCCTTGTTAAAAAACACGGCGAAGAAAAAGCCAAAGAGATTGAAGCGGTCGGAAAAATGCTTGAGTATTTCAACGACGCAACAGCCCAAGCTAGGGCTATACTTGTGCTAAAAGAGTTTGAAAGTGAAAAAGAGGACAAGCGCGATTAGGAGGGGATAGCGTGAAGTTTGAAGAACCGCAGACCCGCAGAGTCAACGACAAAGAAACGTTATATTGTCCGCATTGCGGGGCAGTTGTAGCGGAATCGCAGGATATGAACATACTCCCCTGCACAGTTTTCAAATGCCCTAATTGTGGTTTTGAAACTATCGTATCTGGGTTTTCATTTTCGCCGATGGCGAAACTCAATAAGTAGGTGATGATATGGGCGAGTATAGCAAAAAATTGCACTTTGTAAAAAACGGTGTGACAACCGACATTACACTTTATGACGAGTTTGGAGCCGAAGTTCCCGTTCCTGCGCTCCACTACAAGCACGGCGAATATGAAACGGATATAACGCTTTATGACAGTTTGGCCGACGTAGGCGGCGACGATGCGCCCTGCATTTATGTGGAAGATGCGGCGCAACAAGCGTATGCAAAATTGGTTTCGCCTGATAGCATCAATGCAACCGCCTTGCGTGTAAAATACAACGATGTTACTTACGCAGTAGCCAACAGCAAAAATGAAGGCGTAGTAGGACTTGCGCTTATAGAGCCGGGCGGTGGCGCGGGCACATGGGCAAAGGTTGACAGTGACGGCAATAATTATGTGCCTCCCGACTACAATAGCCTTGCGCCTTGGAGCGGAATAGAGACAGTCACGATTGACGGGCAAACGATGGTAAAAATCCCGAAGTTTTATGTAAAATACGGTGAAATTCCCGCCGGACGTGACAACGCAGGGAAAAAGGCTAGATGGGTCAGTAGGAAGAAGCTACCCGGATTTCACATCCACCCGGCTTTTGTCAAGAACAGCAAAGTCATGGACTGCTTCTATATAGGCGCATTTGAAGCCTACAACGCGGGAAGCAATAGAGCGGGTAGTAAGTCGGGTCAGAGTTCATGGAATAATGTTTCTTTTCCTTATTGTGTTCAATATTGCAATAATCGCAACACTGATGAAAACGACGTAGAAAAGCGCGGTTGGCATTTACAAAATTTTTACGAACGTTGCGCTATAAATAATTTGTTTTTGATTGAGAACGGAACGCCAAATGCTCAAATGGTACTAGGAAATGGCGGTTCAGTTGAAGATTCCACCATGGTCGTGTATCGTGGCATTTATGCTTTGTTTGGCTGTATTTGGGAGTACGTTGATGGCTTAAAGTGTGACAGCCAGGGCTTTTACCATATTTTGAGTAATCGAGGTACAGGAAGCATAGTACCAACAGGTGTGGCTGCACCTAATTTTGGCACTAATTCCTGGATTTATGAAATGAGCGAAGAAAAAGGTGCCGAATTTGATCTCACGGATGCTTTTGTTCCCTCGAAACTTGTTGATAATTATGAACAAGGAACTTATCCTGACCAGTTACAAACTAGATGGTCAGCCGGAGGAACTCCCGGAGATCGCTGGCTTCAGATAGGCGGCTCTAATACTGAACTCCGGGTTGGACTATTTCAATACGATCTGGCCGGAGGCAGTGGTGTTTCCACTTCCAACTTAGGCTTTCGCATAGCCAAATACGGAGAAATCACTGACGAAATAGCATACGACGACTAATTTCTGCATAATAAAACGCAATATCACATAATTATTTATTAAATATCATAAAAAATTCTAAAATTTCTTGCAAAAGTATATTGCATAATAATGCGTTATGTTGTATAATTATGTTAATGAGTGATGAACGTCAAGGAGGCCGTGAGAGGGGAACAGCAACATACATTGCCGAGTGTTTGTTGCTCCGGGCTCGATTCCCGGCTCGGTCAAGCCTTGGCGTTTGTCACTTTTTTATTCAATTATCATGTTAACTTAACAGGACTATTTGAGAGGTGGAAATGTCATGAGCGTTTTTAACGGCGAAGGGCTGTCTGCGGCGGACATTGCGGCAGTGGTCAAAGAAAACGGAGGCGACGGGTTCGGCAACGGCAATAGCGGTTGGTGGATTCTGTTGCTTTTTTTGTTTGCGATGGGCGGTTGGGGCAACAACGGCTACGGCGGGAACGGCGGCGGCCAGTTACAGGCCGATTTGCAACGTGGTTTTGACACACAGGCCATCAGTAGCAATTTGGCGGGCATCAGCGCGAACATCAATAACGGCTTTACAGGCGTAACGGCGGCGGTAACGAACGGATTCAGCGACGCAGCAGTGGCGCGTTGCAACGCGCAGACCAATCTCTTGCAGACGATGAACGCGAATCAGAACGCGACACAGCAGGGCATGAATAATTTGGCGATGAGCCTCCAGCAGTGTTGTTGTGACAATCGCGCCGCAGTTGCCGATTTGAAATACACTATTGCAACGGAGAATTGCGCCGACAGGCAGGCTATTTCCGACGGTCTGCGTGACATTATCGCCAACAACACGGCAAACACCAACGCAATTATCCAGAGCCAGAACACGGGATTCCAAGGGATTCAGGATAAACTTTGCCAGATTGAGATCGACAATCTCAAACAGCAGAATGAACAGCTCCGCACACAGCTTAACATGGCGAACTTGGCGGCCAGCCAAAACGCTCAGACGGCGCAGATCATTCAGGACAACAACGCGCAAACGGCGGCACTTATCAATCGAATTGCGCCGGCTCCCATTCCCGCCTATACAGTGGCCAATCCTAACGGATGCGGCTGCGGCAACGGTTACGCTTGCTAAGGGCGGTGTGACCTATGGCAGAATATACAAACACGGGGACGCAGACAGTAAACCCCGGCGAAACGGTAGTATTTACCACAACGGCAGTTCCTTCGCGCCTTGGCTTGATTATGCACAGCGACGGCACGGGGGAGTTTCTTTTGCGCGGCGGCCACGTTGGGCGCGGCGGTTGCCAGTGTTGCAAGCCCAAAACCACTGATTATTTAGTGGCGTTTGGGGCAAACATCGCCGTTCCTACCGGCGGCACGGTAGGCGCGATCAGTTTGGCGGTAGCTGTTGACGGGGCAACGATCCCCGCAAGCATAATGACTGTAACCCCCGCGGCGGTGGAGCAGTTTTTCAATGTTAGCCGCGAGATCAACGCCGCAATTTTCAAAGGTTGCTGTCAGTCTGTTACGATTCGTAACGTGAGCGAGCAGCCTGTTTTGGTGAACGCGGCCAACATTGTATTTTTGCGGCCGGATTTGAGGTGAGAACATGGATTACGAGAAAATCAAAAAGGCACAGGAAGCACTTGAAGGATTTTTAGGCGAACTGACGGAAGGCGGCATTAACCATATCCGCGACATTGAACTCATGACCAAAACTATTTGCGCTCTGGACATGCTCCAGGGATTGAGTGAGGGCGGCGGCAACAGTTACCGCCGGGGCAGGAGCTACGACGGAGGCAACAATTACGATGGCGGCATGAGCAACCGCCGCAGTTATCGTAGCTATGATGACGGTTACAGCGGCCACGACATAAAAGAGGCGATGCGCGAAAAAATCGAGGAATTGATGGAAAGCGCAGACAGCGAAAAAGACCGTCGAATTGCGCGGGAAATGCTGGCAAAGTTGCGGTGAAGTGTACTCGTAGCGTACAAAAACCTTAACAAACGCCGTATTTTCGCAGTCGATTGTTCAAGGGTAAAGAATACATAAGGCTTGCGAGTAGTAGGGTAAATGCCAACAAGCCTTATGTTATCGGCGTTCTATGTTTTTGGAAGTCGCTAAAATTGGCTCAAATTTGCCTGTTTTTGTGTGAAAAGTGTACAGGTAGCGTACAAATTAAATGCGGTTAATCGCCGCTAAAAGTTGGTCGGTGGTTTTGTGAGTGTAAACTTTGTTGGTCACGTCGCCCGAACTGTGGCCTAGTATCATTTGGCGCGTTTTTAGCGATATTTCGGCATCGTCTAAGAGCGAGGCGCAAGTATGCCTCCCGTCGTGCGGCAGATGATTCTGGAGCGCGGGGACGTTTGAACGCTTCCACATTACTATTAGCCTATTAGCGCGTTTGGGTAACGCTCCAAAGTCAAACTGCTTTATAATAGGGAGTATTTTATCGGCAATGGGAATGATGCGATTTTTGCCCGCCGTTGTCTTTATCCCGCCGCGCATGGTGCGGGTTTCAAGGTCAATGGTCGCAGGGTCAAGAGCAAGAAGCTCTCCCGGTCTCATGCCTGTGTAAATGAGAATTAACGCTATTTGCGCCGCGTATAAATTGCGGTTGTCGAAAAGTTCCTTGATCTCTTCGGCGGTAAACGGTTTATGCTTTTCGCTCGGCTCGTTCTTGGGAAGCTCAACCAAGGAAGCATAATTCATGTTCACCAGTTCTTGGTCAATCGCGAATTTGTACATGAGATTGCATAGTGTTTTGATTAGAAGCAAGGACGCTCGCGACAAAGGGCATTTATCGATGACCGCCTGAATGTGCCGTTTGCGAATGTCACGGAAAATCATTTTGTGTAAATCGGCAAGGTTGTTGTAGGCGGCATTGTAGTTTTTTGCGTTAGGCTTGCGAGTATCAAGCCACGCTTGATATAGATCGGAAAAAGTGACGTTTTTTTGACTAAGTTCAAAAGGCGATTCGTGGTAAGCCGCAAGAGCGGCGAGCGCGTCTTTCTTCGTTGTATAATAGCCGAGGTATTCTCGCACCTGCTTGCCGTCAGCAGTCCAGCCCGTAGTAAGAACGACTGCCCACGGTCGGCGACGCGCTCCCGAAAGTTTTCGGACACAGCCGTATTTGTTTGGAAGTTTCATTTCCTCCTCCTTGAAATAACATGCAATTAGTTGTATAATCTTCACAGACCTTTCTTTTTTCTGTTTCTTATTTGTATACCCCCCTTTGCCTGAAAAGTCGCTCTCTGTCGGAAGAGCGGCTTTTTTGCGTGTTGGCTCGGCAAGTTATCAACATATCCACAGAAAGCGGCGCGGGTTGTGCATAACGTACAAAACGCGCCGTTTTCATTGAGGGGCATGGCCTATTTGCTCTCGTTTTCAAGTTCGCTTGCAATTTCTTCATCTAAAGAAAAAAACTTCCGACTACCGACTCGCTCCTGCTCGTATTGGACTCGCAGGGATAGCAATTCGCCGCGCAGTTCTTTTTGTATCCGCTTCAAGGTTGCGAGCGGCAAACAGAAGCGATTTCCGTTTGTCATGCCTTTTTCGATTTTACGGCAAAAATACATCATTTGAATTAAGCTCTTGGGCATATCTTTGTCGCCGGACAGTTCCATTAGTTTTTGAATTTGTTTTTCGGTGATGGGCGGCACGATGAAAACGCCCGTGAAAACCGCCGTTTCGCCTTCGGTGTCGTGCTTGGCCAAATATTTGTCCAAATAGTCAAGATGTTCATGCAACGTAAGGAGCAGAGCAAGGAAATTGTCGGACTCGCCACGGCGCAATCGACGCTCGGCAAGTCGGTAAGCAAAATATGCGCCGCTCATGGCACCTGTAGCCGTAGCGCATAAGTGAATCATTTGTTCGTACATACTAAACCTCCTTGTGCTCAATAAACCATACTGCGATAAATGCGCCGACAAATGCGGCTATAAACTCCATGATCAACATAAAAAATTCTCCTTTCCTTTAGCGCTCACGATGCCGCCGTTGCCACTTGGCAACAGACTCGCCCAAAATGTACAAGCCTTTTTTGTCCGGCTCGCTGTGCGTTATCCTGCGGTAGCCGTCTGCGATTCTTTTTTAGCGCGATAATCGCGTATCCAGGCTTTTTCCACTTCGTCAAGGTTTTTGAACTCGTCCGCTGTTCCGTTGTTATTTAATGAAGGAAACTCACTTTCCGACTCGCGTTTATTGCTGTCGCTCGGCTCAAACACGCCGCCCATGGCGGATATTTCCCGCAGGATTTTTGCCACGTCTTCAAAGGCGCAAGATACCATTTTTTGATGCTCTTCGGGCAGGGACAAAAATATTTTTACCAGTTCATTCATTTTTTGGCTCAGATGATACTTTTCGCTAAGTTGGCGGATTAGTCCCTCGTCGGAACCCGCGAACATCTCCCCCTCCCCCTCCCTAAGCCACTCCTCCCGCACGTTGAACTCGCGGCAGATGAAGGTAAGAACGGCGGCAGAAGGATTTACTCTGTCTGTTTCATATCTAGCTATTGTGTTTTGTGATGTTCCTAAACGGTCTGCAAATAATTGTTGCGTAAGACTTAGTTCCTTACGCAGTTTTTTTATGCGTTCGCCTATAGTCATTTTTATCACTCCTTTTGTTAAACACATTTTACAAGAAAATTATACACAATGCAATAAAATTTAATAAAATGCTATTGACTTAATTCTTTACGAATGATAATATATACATAAAGCAACAACAAAGCGCACACAAACAAGCCCCCGCCAGCAGCCGCGGTTAGGGGGCGGGGCGCGAAGTGTGAGCCGCCTGTGGCGGCGCGAGGGGAGGTGATGATGTGGAAGAAAAACTGAGAAACAAATTTGCCGAGCTCGTCAACGAATTATTAGAAGACGAATTAAAGGCAATAAAAATCTCCCGTAAAGAAACGGGAGTAGCGGGAATAGACGCACAATATTTAGCTGAACTTCGGGAAAGCGTCCGGGCGATAGTTTACGATTTCCCTAAAAATTAGTTAAGGCTATGAATCTTCTGGTACAAGTTCTCATAAGCCTTACAAACAGTAGCTAAGTTTTTTTCCGTTATTTCAGAATGTTTCTCCGTGAGTATAGGTTTCCCGGATTGAGACAGAATCAATGGCACGGCTTGAATGTCGATGAGTTTCAAAAGAATCTCTTTAGAAATTTCCTTATCATTCATAGGCATTATCCTTTCTGCCCGGACGCAAATTTATTATAGCACGACGAGCAAGCTCCCGCCAGCAGCCGCGGTAAGGGGGCGGGGGGGAGGCAAAGGAAGTAAAAGGAGGTGGAAAAAATGAATGAAGAATATGAAAAGAAGTCGAAAACGGTTGAAAAGCTGATAATGGCCGCCGAAGAGATTCAAAAATATGACGGCAATTTGTTCAATCGTCTGGCGGACGCGACGGGGAATTTAGCGATGTTGCTCCGATTTGGTTACGGCTCGTTGGGGCAGGACGATCACAATGCAGATTATAAGCCGTCTGTGGCGGCGGGAGCATAGAAAGGAGAAACATAATGGGAACTTGTATCAGCGTGAAAACGGCGGCGAAGGTTTTAGGTATCGGCGAACAGTAGGAGCATAAACTTTAGGGACAGCTTGACCGCCCTTGTAAAGATACACAGAGGAAAGGAGGCGATGCCGTGAGGAAAATCACAATGGGCAGTTTATTTGACGGTATAGGCGGCTGGCAACTGGCCGCCAAGCGGGCGGGTATCTTACCGTTATGGTCAAGCGAGATAGAACCATTTCCCTCGGCGGTCACTCGCATTCGATTTCCCGCCACCGTCCAATTAGGCGATGTCACAAAACTTGACGGAGCGAAACTCCCGCCCGTTGATATTGTTTGCGCTGGTTCTCCATGTCAGGGGTTATCGGTAGCAGGGCAACAGAAAGGATTGCAGGATGAAAGAAGCGGATTGTTCCACATCGGAATCAACATTGTTCACAGAATGCGAGAAGCCACAGGCGGCAAATTCCCGCGCTGGTTCATTTGGGAAAACGTGCCGGGGGCTTTCAGCTCCAATAAAGGGATGGACTTTAGAGCTGTACTCGAAGCCATCAGCCAGACCGAACTTCCAATACCTTACAATCGAAAATGGGCAAAGGCGGGAATGGTTATCGGCAAAGACGGTATATGTGACATCGCATGGAGAACGCTTGACGCTCAATTTTTCGGCGTTGCCCAACGAAGAAAGAGAATCTTTCTTGTGGCAGATTTTAGAGCCGGATGCCGATGTGCCGACAAAATACTCTTTGAGCAAAAGAGCCTGTCAGGGAATATTAAGGCGGGCGGAGCGCAAGGAAAAGGAACTGCCGCCGGAACTCAAAGCGATTCTGCAAAAGCAAACGGGAAATCCTTCACGCTGAACACCATCGAGCGACACGCCGTAGCCTATGAAATCGGGCGGGACGCATTCAACCAAGGGCAAAACGCCAAATTCGGCATCACCATCGAGGAGAACAAACAGCCGACCATCTTGGCGAAAGGCGCGGAGGCGGTCGCTTGCGTAGGCAACGGGCAGTTGCACCAAGCGCAACTGCAGGAAAAATCCGGCGCACTCAACTGTATGCACGACCAGCAATGCGTCATGGTGAAAAACTGGGTCAGAAGATACACACCGCGAGAATGCGAGAGGCTTCAAGGACTTCCTGACGATTTTACCCTTATCCCGGATAAGACTTGCAGCGATGCGGCAAGGTACAAAGCCCTGGGCAATGGCATGGCGCAACCTTGCGCCGATTTCATCATCAGGAGAATAGCAGAGATTATGAAAATGGAGGACTTGTAATGGGAACTTGCATCAGCGTGAAAACGGCGGCGAAGGTTTTAGGAATCGGCGAACAGGCGGTTCGTATCGGTTTACAGCGCGGCTTGGTTGATTTTGGCTACGCCATTATTGGCGAAGGTGACGGCCATCGGTGGGTATATTCGATTCCCCTCGGGCGGTTCTGCGAAAAGACGGGAATTAGCGAAGACGTGGTTAAGGCGGCGGAAAGCGATGAATAAAAAAACGATGGAGCTACTGATCGAAGCGTTTGCCAACGCGGATCGGCGGGGGAAAATGCCCGCCGTATATCGCGAGATTTTGGCGAAGTTTACGATAGAGGATTTGATGGAGCATGAGTAAATTCAAAAAAAAGATGCTTGCAAAAACGATTAGCTATCAGGAATTTAAGGATTTTGTGAAAAAGGGATTTGATGAAGGGTCAATCAAAGCAGAAGGGTCAATCACCAAATATACAGACTTCACGGAACTTGATCTTGCAATACAGTATGTGATCAGTAAAAAATATGAAAAACGACAAGAACCATTTGACATAACGCTGGAAGAACTTTGTGATTTAATCTACGTTCTTTGCGGGCGAAAGGTATTTGATAAATGTTTTGGGGGGAGCGAATGATTAACGATATTTTCACTTCGGCAGGGATTCGACTTTTGGCGGTTGCGTTCTTCGTCGGTTTCGGCGCGGGGGTGCTGTTTTGGCTGTATATTGCGTATACGTTAGTTGAGCAGGGGATTTTGAAGTAGGTGATGATATGAATTACATTCCGCAGGTTGCAAAAATGCTCGGCGTGGAGGTGGGCGAGCGGTTTAAGATTATAGTAAACGGAATGGAGAAAAAAGGTTTGTTTTATTTTGAAAATGGTGCGATAGGGAGCGGATTTTTTGAAGAAAACCACCAAGACACTATTAACTGGATTTTAATTGCCTTAATCTTCGGTGAAGCGAAAATCAAAAAACTGCCGTGGAAACCGAAAATGAAAGAAATGTATTATTCGCCTTGGGTTGACGGAGGGAAATTGGATTATATTTATTTGAGTTGGAATAACGACAGCGTTAATTTGGCTCGCTATGATGCCGGATTAGTTTGTCGCACGAAAGAAGAAGCGATTGATAAAGCAAAGAAAATGCTGGCGGCGGTGAAAGATGAGCATTAACGAAGAAGTTATAGCGGATGCCGAAAAAATGAGCAAATTTTGTATAGAAATAGAGGATTGTGAAAAATGCCCGCTAGGATACACAGGTTGCGTCATGAAATCTATGCCTATGGAGTGGGCTATGGACGAGGTAAAAAAAGCGGCGGTGAAAGATGAATGATAAAACAAATTTGGATCGCCCAATGTGATGTATGCGGGAAAATGGAAAATGCCAGAATAACAATGGGGCAATACAACGAAGATGAGTACACATTGCCAATAGGTTGGGGCTACGGTTACACCAGAAATATTCACCTATGCCCGGAATGTTCTAAGCACATGGTAAAGAAGGTAGGGGAACCATGAATGAACTAAAGCCGTGCCCGTTTTGCGGGGGTAACGGGATAGTTATAGAAGGTTATCCGCGAACTTATCCGCGAACGAATTATTACGTCGCATGCGATAAATGCAAAACAACATCCGACACTTATAAAGACAAAGAAAAAGCTGTTGCGGCGTGGAATCGTCGCACAAATTCCGTAATGATCGTGATACGCCGGGTGGCAAAGTCACCATGAAGCAGAACGGTGGCAACTGTATGCAGATCGGTTACGTTCGCGAAATGAATTTGTAACAGGAGAGCAAACGATGAGCAAACTTGACAAATTCGCCGCTATCGCGTTCGTGGTATTTGCGGCGGCGGTGGGGTTGGGGTGATGGTATGAAAAAGTATGTATATTATGTTTCGTATTTTTGCACTAACGGAATAGGTTATGCAATTTCTACCTTAAACAAGAAATTAAATGACCTTTCATGTGAAGAACTTGAATATTACATTAATGAATTGGCGCATGATTCAAAAAATAAAAAGGTCGTTCCTATTTCTTTTACTTTCCTTCGTGAAGAAAAGGTTGATGATTAAATGATAACCAAAGAGCAGATGAAAGCGGCGGGGTTTGTGCCGATTGTGTACGGCAAATACGACGGGCGCGGGTGGACAAAAACCCTGCACGATGACAAAATTCTCGTTGAACTTTGCTACACGTCGGATAAGGGATTTACCGTTGATGTTACTTTAGATGATGAGTTTTCTGTCGAGGACGTTTGCACTGTGCCTATTAACGACGTTATAGACATCTTCTTGAAGGGTAATCTCGTCGATGTGGAATTGCCGTAAAAAAAGGGGGGGGCAAATGTGCCTTATGTAGATACAAAAAAGATGATGGATTATGTGCAGGAGTGTTTGCCTGTGCTGGATAAAGCCGAATGCCTTGATTATGTTTACAGTCAAAGCGGGGCAAACACCAACAAGGTGCGTTATTTGCTGAAGTTTGACAGCGGGAAGATGGTAAACTTTGGCAACAACACGATACTAAGTCTGAAAGCAATGCTAACAACCTTAGAAACCCGCACCAAGAAAAAAGCTCCGACGGATATGTTTTATCGGATCATGCTTGATTTTCCCGATGGCGCAGAGGTTTATCGCGAAGCCGACGCCAGACGCGATCAAAAGGAGCTGGCGCAAAGGAAAGTTGTTGCAGAACACAACACCGTCAAAGACGAGGCCGACGCACCTCAAACCATAACCGAGCCGGAGGGCGAAACTCAAACGGCTATTCTTGCCGAACTTCGCGCTATTCGCGAGTTGCAAGAAGAAACCTGCCGTTTTATCAAAACGCTTGTTTTCGCGCTTAACGGCGCAGACGAAAAACACCGTATCGGTTAGTGGCCGACACGGTGCAAGAAGGGGTAACTTCGCAATCTGTTATTGCCCCTATTATATCAAAGTTTTCATGATTTGAAAAGGGGTAATTTCATGGAAGAAAAGAAAGAGCCGTTTGTCGTTGATTCGTTGGCTAAGGCTAACTGGGTCGTTGACAAAATCAACGAGAAACGCGCCAAAATTGATGAGGTCAATACCGCCGTAAACGAGATGATCGACAAATACGAGGCCTGGGGCGAAGAGCAGACCCACGATTTGCAAGAAGAAATCGACAGCCTTCAAATGTTATTGAAGCCTTGGGCGCGTAAAGAGCTTGGAAGCGGTAAAAAGAAGAGCATTAAGTTGGCCGGAGGTGTGGTTGGTTTCCGCAAGGGTGCAGAGAAGTGGATGATGGGCGGCGAAGTAGCGGCGGCAGGTAATGAAAAACTCTTGACTTGGGTCAAGAGAAACGCAAACGAATACATCAAGACTATTGAGGCCGTTCGCTGGGCAGATTTCAAGAAGAAGTTGAACGTGATGAAAGACGGGCGTGTGTGTACTCTTGACGGTGAAATTGTTGACGGCCTCACCGTTGAGCAAGAGCCGGACACGTTCTATGTCAAGTAGAAGGAGCGTAAAATGATTTTGACTTATAATACTTTGGCGCGGATTTTGTCGCACATGGAACTTGACTGTGTACTGCCGCATAAAGAAAATTCAAACCCGCGTGTCATTATCAATGCTCATGGTATTGCAACGACGGCGAAGTATTATCTCGATAACGGTGTTGGTGTGGAGCTTACTTTGACCGAAACCGACAAAGGTGTAAAAACCGAAGAAGAATTTCTCATTTAATTTTGCCTATGAGCAAGAGCCGGACACGTTCTATGTCAAGTGATTGGAGGGATTAGACGTGCAAATCGTGAGTATTCCGGAACGCGTTTTGGAAGCTCTCGTAAAATACGCAAAGGCAGCATTCTCCGACGGAGATTTGTCTAGGGCTTATTCTTCGTTTCATTTCACGGTAGAAAACAAGGTTAAATTTATCGTTACCGAGAGTTTTGTGGATCACGGAGATATTCCTTTTTAGGAGGCAAAACATGGCGCGTTCAATTTTAGTTATCGGCGAGAGCGGCGCGGGAAAAACCACCTCCTGTCGAACACTTAACCCAGCAACAACTTATTATGTCGATTGTGACCGCAAGGGGTTGGCTTGGCGCGGTTGGAAGAAAAATTACAACGTCGAAAACAAAAATTATCTGGTTACGAGCGACGCGAGGACTGTTCGCACTTTGTTCCACAAGATCAACACCGACCAAAGCAAACGCATCAAAACCGTAGTCATTGACACACTAAACGGCATTATGCTTGATGATGAGTTTCGGCGTATGCACGAAAAAACCTATGACAAGTGGGTTGATTTGGCCGCATCGATCTACGGCTTAGTTTCGGACATTAACGCCCTGCGTCCTGATTTGACCGTCGTCTGCATGGCGCATACTCAAACGGAACGCGACGACAACGGCTATTTGTTCACGCACATGAAGACAAGCGGACGCAAACTCGACAAAATTGTTGTTGAGAGCAAATTCACGACAGTACTTTTAGCCAAGGGCGATAACGGCAAATATTTTTTTGAGACGCGGGCGAATAAGTCCACGGCCAAAACGCCTTTAGGCTGTTTCGACGAAATGGAAATTCCAAACGATATGGCGGCGGTCATCACCGCGCTTGACGCATACGAGGAAGGGGAATAAACAAATGCAACCGATACCGAATTGGGAAAACATTGTGCCGCAGACGGGAGACTTTGAGCCCTTGAAACCCGGAGCTTATATCTGCCAGATAATCAATGTGGCGGTCATGCAGTCGAAAAGCGGAAATGCAATGTTGAAATTTGCGATAGACATCTGCGAGGGCGAACACCAGAAGCATTTTCGCGAAATTTTTGAAACCCGGCAGAAGTTTGACAGCAGCGCAAAGTGGCCTGCCGGAGGCGTGTACTATCAAATGTTCGAGGGCGGCAACGGAGCGGAGGAACGCTTTAAGGGACTTATCGAGACCTTGGAAGCCGCTAATCCTATGTTCAAATGGATAAATTGCAACTGGAACGAAAAGCGCATGATCGGCCTCAAATTCGGCGGCATTTTCCGCGAAGAGGAATATCTGAATAGCAAAGATGAGGTTCGCACCTCCGTCAGACTTTATCGCGTTGTGCCGATTGAGGGACTTTTCGAGCGCAAAATCCCGGAGATTAAACGGTTAAAACCTACCGCCAACAACGGCGGCGGTCAGTCTTTCGGCATCCCTGCTCGTGAGGAGGATATACCCTTCTGACGCGATTAAAAAGAAAGCGGGGTGATTGCATGGACTATTTAGCCCAACTCAATGCCTTTGCCGAATATACAAGCGTGGAAACTATCCCGGTCAACGCATTTGCGGTTTATATGAGAATGCTTTTTCTCAATAACCGCTTGCGTTGGCAAGAGTGGTTTTCGGTGACCTATGAGCGGCTGTGCGCAGAAACGGGAATAAATAGCAAGCACACAATCATGACGGCAGTAAATGTTCTTGAACAGAAGAAGTTTATCGCTGTCCAACGCGGAAAGAAAAAACAGCCAAACTTATATAAAATAGTTCCCCTTTATGGTGCAAATTTTGCACCTCAAACGGAACAAAAAAGCGTTTATGGTGCAAATTTTGACACAAAAGCGGAACAGAAGGGGAACACAAACGGAACAGAAACGGAACAAAAAGGGAACAAAAGCGGAACACAACCTGCACCCATAATAAGACATAGACAAGACGAAGAAAAAGACGTAGACGATCCGCGCGCGACGACGACGGCGAATTTTTCTTCGGCGGTGAAATTTTTCGATGACAATTTTCACGCCATAACGCCGCATGAGTTTGACGTGCTGGGTTCGCTTGTCGATGACTTCGGCGAGGAGAAGACGCTCCGCGCTATGACGCTGGCGGTGGAGCGTGATGCCCGCAACATTCGCTATGTCAAAGCCGTGCTCGAAGGTTGGGAGCGCGACGGCGGGGAAAACACGCCTAAATCCGACGGCGGCGAAAAGCCGGACGAATGGCAAACGCGGGGGAACTGGACGCAGTACACCGACGAAGAAGCCGCAGAGCTTTTGCGACGCGACGAAGAAAGACGCGCCGCAAACAAGGCGCGGCAGGAAGCCGAGTATGAGGAGTACAAGGCGCGAGCAGACAGGCGGGCAAAGGAGCGGGCAAAATGGCTGAACTGGCAACCTCCTGCCTAGCGAATCCCGACGCGGAGCGCAGTGTTCTGGGGGCGATCTTTGTCAAGCCGGACAGGATTTACGAGCTTAGCGACCTTCTCAAGCCGGATGATTTTTATCGTCAGGACTATCGGCTTGTTTACGGCGTTATGCTGGAAATGGCGCAGGAACGCCGCCCCATTGACCTTGTGACTGTCACCGAGACCCTCAGACAGGCAGGCAAACTTGACGCGGCAGGCGGTTTTTCGCTGATCGCCGATCTTGCTAACGCCGTACCCACGGCGGCGCACATGAAACATCACGCCGCGAGCGTCGCCGAATACAGCAAGCGGCGCAAGGCGGCAGAACTTGGCGCGATTCTCACGGCGACGGCGAGCGACGTAACCAAGACGCTGGAGCCGGGCGAGTTTCAGGAAAAACTGGCCGCGTTAATGCTTGAAAAAGCCGATGCGCCCAAAACCATGCAGGAAAGCATTTTGAGCTTTTACAGTTGGCTTGAATACGCGTCAAAACCCGAAAACGCGGGCATTAAAAGCGGCCTTTCCGAGCTTGACGCAAAAACGCAAGGTTTCAGACCGTCGGAGCTTATTGTTATCGCGGCGCGGCCGGGGATGGGCAAGACCGCGCTGGCACTCACCATAGCAATGAGTGCGGCGGCGAGCGGGAAAAAATGCGCGTTCTTCTCGCTGGAAATGAGCCGGGAGCAGATCATGACGCGGATAATGTCGGCGGTTTCCAAGGTCAACAATGCGCGGATCATGACTCCGCAGGTTCTGAGCGACGACGAATACGCCAAACTTTGCCAAGCCTCAAACCTAATTGCCGCATGGCCGCTTTTCATCGAAGATCGCGCTTGTGTAACGCCGCTATCCATTATGGCAAGGGCGCGGCAGATTCAAGGCAAATACGGCCTTGACGCAATTTTTATCGACTACCTGCAACTGATGCAAGGCGGCGGCAAATTTTCCCGAAGCGATAACCGTACAAGCGAAGTCAGTTTCATTTCGCGTTCGCTAAAGCTCATGGCCAAAGAGCTGAATGTCCCGGTGATAGCGTTGTCGCAACTCAACCGCAATTTGGAAAGCCGCGCCGACAAGCGGCCGACGATAGCGGATTTACGGGAAAGCGGCGGCATTGAGCAAGACGCGGATCAGATTCTCCTGATGTTTTCCGAGAGATACTACGACAAGACGAACGGCGACGAGCTGACGGAGATAAATCTGGCGAAAAACAGGCGCGGCCAAACAGGCATAGCGAAAATAAAATTTGTGCCGTCGTTCACGAATTTTATAGACGCATAAATTTAGCGTATAAGGCCGTTAAAAACGGCAAGGGTTATAGACTATAGGCGAGCGGCAAAAACCGCTGTACGAGCCTAAAAACGGCCTTAAAATCGATTTTACGAAGTGAGCGGAGCTTGAAAAATGTCAAACACGATTGATGAACAGTTCAAACGATGGTGTGAGACTTTGGACAAAGTGGTCAAAATGGAGCGGTGTAAGTGCTGTGTTTGCACAAATTGCCTGTACGACAAATGCCGGGAGAAAGAGTGCGCCGAGTGCAAGCAACGCGAAGAGCGAACATTTTGCCATATAACGCGAAGGAGGGGCAAGCCTTGCAAATACAGATCGAGCCGTGCTTGGTAGTTGACGGCAAAAAAGTAAGCGAAAACACGATAGCAGAACATTTCGCCAAAATCGACGAAGAGCTGAACGAACTGAAAGCGGCGATATTGCACGAATGCACGATATGCAATCGCTTGGAAAAAGTTATTGATGGCGTTGATGATAATACAGACACCGACATTGGCGAAGAAGCCGCCGACACGATAACGGCGATTATGTCAATGCTTTATGCCTGTGGTTACGATCAAGATTACATCGACGCGGCGTGTCAAGTTGTTATAGAGAAAAACCGCGACCGGGGGCGGCTTGGGTGATTAGCTTTTTCCTGCCAATGAAAATCCCTTCGGTCACGAGCCAACAAAAACGCGTGTGCATGATCGGCGGAAAGCCGCACCACTACGACGGAGCACGGCTAAAGGCGGCGCGGCAGGAGTATACGCTTAGACTTCTGCCGCACAAGCCCAAAGAACCGATAGCGGCAGGAATACCCGTCAAACTTGCCGTTCGTTTTGTCTACAAGGCGCGGCGCAAAAAAGATATAGGCACATGGAAAACGACGCGGCCGGACACCGACAACATGATCAAACTTCTCAAGGATTGCATGACGGCGGCGGGATTTTGGCACGATGACGCGCAAGTTGTTTGCGAACATACGGAAAAGCAATTCGGCGAAGTCGAAGGAATTTATTTGACGGTGGAGGCGATAGTTTGAGCGGAGCGGAACCGATGATAAACGGTTACAAAAAAATATGCGTTGTTTGCGGCAAGGAATTTACAACGCTGGGTTTCAACGGAACGAGCAACGCGAAATACTGCGGCGAAGAATGCAGAAAAAAAGTGAATCGCGTGCGAGTTGCCAAATACAAAAAGCGATTAAGAGAAGAAAATAAAAAAGCCAAAAAAACTATTTTACCGGATACGCCAAAACATCATTCACGGCTAAAGGTTTTAGGCGGCAAATCAATTTCCGAACTCACTCACGAAGCATTAGCGGCGGGCACGAGCTACGGCAAATATGTCGGGCAACTTTATATAAAGGCGGGGTTAGTATGAAAATAATCGAGCCTAGCATTGAAGTTTTGGACAAAGTAAACGGCGAAGAAATTTTGAAAAAGATTGAATTTTGCGGGCGTGTCTGCTACAAGAGCGAAAACAAAATTACGGAGAACAGCGCGGCGGATTTTGTTACACGTTTAATAAAAAACGGCCATGAATCGGTTTTAGAACATGCGAGCATTACCGTTAAAATCATTTGTGATCGCGGCGTATCACATGAACTTGTTCGCCATCGTCTAGCGAGTTATTCTCAAGAATCGACGCGCTATGTTAAATACGACAATTTAGAATTTGTCGAGCCGCACGGGATAACCGAAAAGCAAGGAACTGTTTTAGGTTATGTGATGAACGAAGCGGAAAAGAATTATAAATTTATGCTCGCTCGTGGCGCGTCGCCACAAGTAGCCCGCGCCGTTTTGCCGACTTGCCTAAAGACGGAGCTTATAATGACGGCCAACCTTCGCGAATGGAGGCACATCTTGAAACTTCGCACGAGCAAGGCGGCGCATCCAGATATGCAGGTAGTCGCAAACATGATTTTGTCAAAATTCCGTGAACTTGTGCCTGTTGTTTTCGACGATATTCTTTCGGAGGCGTAGTAAAATGATGGAAAATGCCATTAGCAAACTTAACGACAACATTGAAAAATTGAAAGCATTATTGCAGAATCCAAATTGTGAGTACAGTAAAGAAGCGTTGAGTATTTTTGCTGGAACGTTAGTATTACTTGCCTACATTGCTGAAGAAAATTTTGGCATCAAGCAAGAACAATTAAAAAAAGCAGGGATAGTTTATTTTCTCAAGAATCTTATGAACGATGATGATTTTGTCAATTTTATCAAAAGTAATGATTCTTTTACGATTTGACACTCCCCACGGCTAAAGCTAGGGGTTTTACGGCGGTTCTGATAATGACGGAGGCGGTTAGCTTTGAGCAGTCACGGGCGAGCGGTATACGGGTCGCGTTTTACGGCAAAGAGGGCATTGGCCTACAACATGGTTGAACGTATGCTTAGAAATTACGATGATATTGCCGATGCTGTCCGTGAAGCTCGCGCCGGACGAAAACGCACAAGCGGCATCAGCGGAGGCAACAGGGCGCAAATTTCCGATCCCACTGCGCAAACCGCCATCACAAACATTACGCCGCTTTCCTGTGTCGAACTTCCCAACGGCTATAAAGTTTTTCAGCCCGAAAAGTGGCTGAGTATCATCGCCCGCGCTTATCGCGAATTTCCCCAAACCGAAGCCCGCGCCATGCGCCATTTTTACACGGGGAAAACAGCCGTTTGGACAGCGGTCATGTATTCCATCGACGAGAGCACTGTTTACCGTATACGCGCCGATTTTCGGCAGTATCTTGTGGAGCTTGCCTGTCAATACGGCTTAGTCAAAGTAGCTCCGGCAGAGTGAAATCATTGAAAAGAAAGGATGAGTTTTGAAATGGTTGTTAAGTTATTTGTTTATTCGTTGATTTGGCTTGTCTGCCAAATAGTGGCTATTTTGTTGTGGGGAACAATCTTTGAGCACGTCATAGCGTGGCTTGGCTATGATACAAGCTGGATTGATCAGCCGCGGTTTGTTTTAGTTGGGCTTGTTTTGGCAGGCACATTTAACGATTTAACTCATTTTTTTGGTGATTTGGCGGACAGGATTAACAAAAGAACTTGTCTATAATCATTTTTCAATTTTTTCTCAAAAAATCCTTATTTTGCGAGTAACTGATTAAAAATTCGTGGTATATTGTTATCGTGAATAGGTGGGAGCGACTACTCAATTTTGGGCAGTCGCTTTTCTTATGCGCGAATTTTGCGAAGGAGGCGAGCGCATGACACCGAGACAGGAGGCGTTTTGCCTCGCTTACGTCAAAAGCGGCAACGCGACACAGGCGTATAAGGAAGCGGGATATAAGCCTAAAAACGACAAAATAGCGGGCGTAAATGCTACGCGAATGCTAGGAAATGATAGGGTACAAGCGCGAATCAAGGAACTTTCGGCGAAAATTGCCAAGCCGAAAATCATGGAGGCGGCAGAGATACAGGAGTTTTTATCCTCCGTGGCTCGTGGCGAGCAGCAGGATACATACGTTTTGCAAAGCGGCATCACGCTGGAAAAGCCCGTTACCATGGCGGTCAGGATAAAAGCCGCCGATCAGCTGGCAAAAATGCAGGGCGCATATCTCGAAAAGCGTGAAGTCAATATGAGCGGGGGCGTGGTGGTGTTGCATGATGACATCGACGGCGAAGAATGAAATATCTCTCGCGGCGGTCGTAGGCAAGGGCTACGGCAAATTTTGGCGCAGTAAACTCCGTTACCGCGTGGTCAAAGGGAGCCGCGCCAGCAAGAAAAGCACCACAACCGCGCTTAATCTCATCGTGCGCATGATGCAGTACCCGGAGGCCAACGCGCTTGTTGTCCGCAAAACCCTCTCTACATTGAAAGACAGTTGTTACGCTCAACTTAAATGGGCAATAAATCGTCTTGGGGTAGGGGCGTATTGGAAAAACACGATAAATCCTTTGCAACTTGAATATATCCCCACGGGGCAGAAGATTCTTTTTCGCGGCCTTGATGACCCGATGAAAATAACCTCAATCACGGTGGAAAAAGGGATTTTATGTTGGCTGTGGGTGGAAGAAGCGTATGAAATAAACGAAGATGATTTTAACCGCATCGACGAATCCTTGCGCGGTACGGTGGTAATATCGCCGGGAGTGAGCGATCCGCCGCGCTCTTTGCCGCCGGGGTATTTTCTTCAATGCACTTTGACCTTCAATCCGTGGTCGGCCACCTCATGGTTAAAGGCGCGATTTTTTGATGAGCCGCGAAAAAACGTGCTGGCGATAACCACGACTTACAAATGCAACGAATGGTTATCGGTCGAAGATCATGCCATGTTTGAGGACATGAAAGAGCATGACCCGGAGCGGTACAAAGTCGCGGGGCTTGGAGATTGGGGCATAGCGGCGGGGCAATATTTCAGAGAATGGCGCGAATCTCTGCACGTTATCGAGCCTTTCACTATTCCCGACGGTTGGCAAAGGTTCCGATCCATGGACTGGGGGAGCGCACGGCCTTACGCGGTTTATTGGTGGGCAGTGGATTTTGACGGCAATTTGTACGCCTACCGCGAATTATACGGCTACGGAGGCAAGCCGAATGTAGGGACGCAGGAAACGGCCAAGCAAGTCGGCGCGAGAATTGCGGAACTGGAGAAGCCGGAGGAAAAAGTCCTCGGGGGAGTGCTTGATAATGCTTGCTGGGCGAAAACCGGGGTAACGGGTCCGACTATTGCCGAAGAACTAAATGCGGAGCTTTATCTAAACAACCTCATTACGTTTTCTAAGTCCAGCAAAGGGCGCGAAGAGGGAGGCAATGCGATAAAGCAAAGACTTATCGGCAACATCTTGCCTGACGGCACGAAAAAACCTGCGATATATTTTTTCCGCAACTGTGTTCACGCGATACGGACAATGCCCATGCTCGCCCACGACGAAGCAAAGCCGGAATGTTACGACACCAAGGGAGAGGATCACTGTTTTATAGCCGGGACGTTGGTCACAACCAAGCGCGGGAAAATACCGATTGAAGAGGTTACAACTAAGGATTATGTTTTGACACGATGCGGATTTATGCGTGTCAAAGCAAGCGCAATGACCAAGACACAAGCTATAGTGACAACGGTAACTTTCAACAACGGGCAAAATTTGACGGGAACAAGAAATCATCCCGTTTTTGTTATTGGCAAAGGGTTTACAGAATTGGGCGAATTTAAATCAGGCGATAAAGTTATGGCGGAAGAGCGTGCGGTGTTCGTAGTATGCTCGCGAAAAGAGCCGCAAAGAAAAGCCGTTTATAATCTTACGGTTGAAGGAAAACATGAATATTTTGCCAACGGTATATTAGTGCATAATTGTGCCGACGCGGTTGCTTATGCCTGTTTGTCGCGACCGTGGACACCGAATCCAAAACCGAAACAAAAACGTGAAGACCGCTGGGCGCGTCACAGGCGCGAAAACGAAGCTCCTAGCGCATGGGCATTGTAACAGGGAGGTGAGCAAATGGAAGATAATCTCATAAGTGAGCAGACAAGCGAAGAATCGGACGGCAAAATCGGTAAATTCCGTCAATGGTTTCGTGAAGCCGTAGACGCGGCGCATGAATGGCATGAAGAAGCGCAAGAAGATTTTGATTTTGTGGCGGGCAAACAATGGAGCGACGTTGACCGCCGAAACATGGAGGCAAGCGGCAGACCTGCGCTGGTCATCAACCGCATCAAGCCGCTAATCAATGTTCTTTCCGGCTATCAGCGACTTAACCGCTATGACATTGACTTTTTGCCCCGTACCAATGACGATATGCAAATTTGCCAAGTTCGCAAGGGATTAACCAAATACATTCTTGACCAATCGGATTATGACAGCCAAGAGAGCCAAGCATTTTTAGAATCGGTCATCGGCGGGCTTGGTTGGTTTGAAGTCGGTTATGAATTTAATGATACGGGCGAAGACGGCGAAGCCTTTGTAAAGCGCATTGACCCTTTCGGCGTATACCCAGACCCGGAAGCCCACGAGCCGGATTATTCCGACGCGAGATACATTTGCCGAGCCAAGTGGACGGACAAAGAAGAACTTATCGCGGCTTTTCCCGAACACGCCGACGCTATCGCGGGGCTGTATGCCGAATATGACAGCGCAGAAAGAGAAAACGAAAACAAAGCGGATCGGTTTTGGTACGCGGTGGAAAAGCATAAAGCGCGGCTCGTCGAATGTTGGTACAAAAAGCTGGTTAATCAAACGTATCTCATCTTGTCGGACGGTCGGCAGGCAGTCGAAAGCGAACTTAGCGAGCAGGAACTTGCCGAGCTGTATTTGACAGCTCAAATACAGGGAATAAAACAAACCCCCGTGACCAAGGTAATGTATGCCTCTTTTGTCGATAGAATTTTGCTTGAAGAAATGGAATCGCCGTACAAACACGGTGAAATACCGTTAATCCCGCTCGTTTGCTATCACTTCGGCACAGGCGATACTCCGGCGGGAATTGTCCGCGACCTCAAAGACCCGCAACGGGAAATCAATAAACGGCGAATCCAAGCCCTACACATTTTGAACACCACAAGCAACGGCGGCGGTTGGGTAGAACAGGACGTAATGACCCCGGCACAGTGGCGGGAATTTGAAAAAAACGGCACAAAACCCGGACACTATCAAAAAATCGTTCCCGGCAAAATCAGCGGAATACACGAACGGGCAATAGGTCAAATTCCTTCTGCGGTCATAAACGCCGAAGTCCAAGCGACGCAGGATTTACCCGCCATATCGGGGATAAACGAGAGCTTGATGGGCGTGGACGTTCCGAGCCAAGCCAGCGGGCGAGCTATTGAACTAAAGCAGAAACAAGCCATAACGCATATTGCGCCGCTTTTCGACGCTCTCCGCAAAACCAAGAAGAAAATAGCTTATCAGCTATGGGGCAAGCCCGAAAAACCGGGCATAGTGCCTCAATTTTATACGGAGCATAAAGTTTATCGCATTGAGGGGCAAAACGGGCAGCAGTTTGTCGAAGTCAATCAAGAGGTAGTCCAGCAAGACCCGTTGGCGGGATTCATCGTACATACTTTGAACGATTTATCGCAGGGCGAATTTGACGTAGTTATCGCCGACACCCAAGCGAGCACAACGCAAAGGCAAGCGCAAATGTGGGCATTGGTTGACGCGGTGAGCAAATTAGGCGTACCGGGCGACTTGGTTTTTGATATTATTATTGACCTTTCCGACATACCGCATAAAGAGGATATTAAACAGCGGTTTATGCAGCGTCAGCAAGAACAGGCGCAGGCGCAACAAGCTCAAGCCCAACATGAGATTGAACTTGAAGAAATCAAAAACCGCGACTTTAGGCAGCAAATTGCCTTCAAGGATGCGCCTTTACCGTTACAGCTTGCTATGGCGGCGAAAGCGGGGTACATTGACCCGGCTATTGCCCAATACGCGATAAATTTGATGGTGCAGGGAATGTTCCCCCAACTGGCGGCGCAGATGGCCGAGGCGAATGCACAGCAACAACAGGCACAACAACAACAAATGCAAATGCAACAACAGGCGCAAGTGCCGCAAGCGGCCACTATCGCCAATCCACCGCAAAACGGCGGTAACACTATGACCGACGCGGCGGCAAAAAGCATCATGGCGGGAATGGCTCCGGGGGCGTTGTGAGGTGAGGAAAATTGATTGTTGACGGCGTGGAAGTAACAAATATCAACGTGCCGGACTTGTCGCAAGACGAAATACGGCGATACATGAACGCAATAGACAAGTCGCTTTATTCGCTTACGATACTTCGGTTGAAAAACGGGAAAGTACAGCTCGATTACGAAACAAAAGAACCGTTCGAGCGTATCCGCAGAATTACAGGTCGATAGATGGCCGTCCACTAACAAGCCGAATGAAGTTAGTGGAGTATTATCGCGGAATTAAGCGGGGACACCCTGTAAGGGCAATCCGAACCGAAGGCTGGAATAGTCAGGGGCAGAGCATAGCAAGTGAAATAATCTTGCCACGAGGCCGCGACGCGCACGGCACGAAGCGCGAAAATGTATGCCGAACTACGGAGTAATTCGTAGAAGTGTGGATAAAAAACCGCACGATAACATTTTGTATCTTGTCGGGACTATCGACCGTTGGAATAACGCGAAAAAGGACGAAGAACGCGAACGAGTGAAACACGGCATAGAATAACAGGGAGATGATAAAAGTGGCTAAGTCAAAAGTAACCGCTGAAACAGCCGATGTAAAGATTGCAGAGGTAGGCACTGTGACTATCTCTGAAACGGAGACAAAGCAGATTGGCGAAAGCGGCAAAACGCCGGAGGAAACGGCAAGGAAAGCCGTATCTTCTTTGATTGTAGTTTTGTGCGACAAAGCCAAGGCGCATAATACTCGCGATGAGTTCAAGCTGCTTGAGTGCATAGCTCAACTTACAGAATCATTGAAACAGCCGTATTCCCCGCAAGGGTAATAAAAAATCGTGCCGCCAACGATAAGGGCGCATCTTCGCCGCCGGGCGTAAAACGGAGAAAGGGTACATCATGGAATTTGATACTTTTGATTTGCAAAAATTTGCCGACGAGGGAACCGATGAAAACACGCTTGCGCCGGAATTGGATTCCGACGGTGCGGGCGAGGGCGAAGAAGAAAAAGAGCCTATCCCACCGGAGCTTGAAGGATTATCGGAGGACACGGCGCGAGAGGCTATGACCGAAGCCAAGAGCAAAGAAGCGGCAGACGATAGCGGCGACAATAGCGATAGCGACGGTCAAGAGGCTAAAAACGACAGCGGCGCGGAACTACCGAAAACCAAAGTTCCGTATGTTCGTTTCAAAGAGCAGGTAGACAAGACTAACAGCCTTTCGGCGCGCAACAAGGAGCTTGAGGCTAAACTTGCCGAATACGAGCGGCGTTTTGGCGGCGCAAATGCCGAAGGTCAAATCCAGACTTCGCAAATTCCCGCCGCAAACGCAAGTGAACCGCCGCAAGTTCAATCGTTGCAGGGAGAAGTGAATTTTACGCCGGAAGTTGCGAAGAAGTTCCAAGAAGCGGTCAAACAACGGGCGAAACAGGTAGCCGGATTCAGTGATGATGATGTTGAATCTCTGGCTTACGCCGAAGAGGATGACGAGCGGATCGCGGCCTGGAAATACGCGCAGGAATTTGCGCGGCAGGAGATTGTCGGCAAAATTCGGCAGGCGCAAGAGGAGCGGTTTAATCAAGCAAAAGCGTTTTTGGAGAATCACCGCAAAATGGAAGCGGATTTTAACGAATACGCGACCAAGGCCATGGCCGAAGAGGACTTTCCGCAAATTCAAAAGTACGCCGAAGGGACTTTTTTACAGCAGTTTTCTCCCGGCGATCAGCAGGTCATAGGCGACGCATATCGTCGCATTATTAACCACGTCGGCAGCGGGCAGGACTATTACACGATTAAGAATTTTTACCTGGCCGCGAAAAATGCTTACCGTTCCGGCCAAGGCAAAACCGCCGCCAAACAAAAAGCGGCGCAAAACTTTCCAAAAGCCGCGAAAGTGCAGGGAAATTCCGGCGGTGACGGCGTAATCACGGCAGAAAGTCTCTTAGCTATGGCCGAAAAGACACCGTGGGAAGAAATACCACCGAAGTACAGAGACATGTTGATGGGGATAACCCCCATAGGATAAAGGAGTGAACTTAAATGGCTCTAACGACCATCCCGAATAATCTCGTTCTCAAACACTGGGCGAAAGATACATGGCGAGCCGGTTTTGAAGATGCTTACTTCAACAAATTTATGGGCGAAAGCGCAAAAAGCATTATTCAAGTGAAAACCGAGTTGCAGAAGGGCAAAGGCGACAAAATCACTATTCCTTTGCTTATGCCTTTGAAAGGCGCAGGCGTAACGGGGGATAATTTGTTAGAAGGCAAAGAAGAAGACATGATTTACCTTGACTTCGGCGTAACCATTAACCAACTTCGTCATGCCGTTCGTATGGCCGGACGTTTTGAGGAACACAAAACCCAAATCAATATGCGCAGGGACGCAAAAAACGCGCTTATGCAGTGGCTTGGCCGCACCGTGGACGATATGATTTTTCATGCGCTTTCCAGTAATCCTTCTGCCGATCGTATTGTTTACGGCGGCGGAGCAACAAGCGAAGCGGGCATTACGCCTACCGATAAATTTGACTGTGCGCTTATCGGCAAGGCTAAACGTATGGCAACACAGGATCGCAATTTGATGGTCAAGCCTGTGCGTATTAACGGTCGCGATACTTATGTGATGGTTATTGATCAGTGGCAAGCCCGCGATTTAATCAGTGACCCTGAGTGGCGCGAAGCTCAGTTGCACGCCAATGTTGACGGCAGAGACAATCCTATTTTCACGGGTGCATTGGGTATGTACGACGGTGTAGTCATTCACCAGCACAACGGCGTGATACGTACAAATACAGGCGATAGCGCAAAAGTCGGCCATGCTCTCTTTTTGGGAGCGCAGGCGGCAGTATTCGCCGTAGGTGAAGAAGCGACCTGGAACGAGGAAACCTTTGACTACAAAAACCAGTGGGGTGTTGAGTTCGGGCGCATTTTTGGCATTGCTAAAGCGCAGTTTGAATATACGCCGGGAACTATGACCGACTTCGGTGTAATTAACGTGCTCACCAGTAGCGAGAACGATTGAATTTTACGAGGCAGGGGGGACTTTCTCCCTTGCCTTTTTTTATAAGGGCGGGTGGTGAATTTGCTACCGATAAAGACCATCATTAAGCGGGCGCGAGTAAAACTTCACGACACCGACGGCATAACCTACGAAGATGACGCTATCTTGGACGTGGCCAACGACGGCATAAGGTTTATAAGACGGAGCATAGCCCAAGTACAGCCGGAACTTTTGCTTTCAACCGTTACGGGAACAATCGAAGCGGGAACGCAAAAAATAGAACTTGAAAAAAATCCCCTTGCCGTGATTGAAGTCGCCGCCGGGGACAGAATAGATCGCAGGGTATTGACCTACGACGATTATTTGATTTTCGGGGACAGGGTAAAAATAGCCGAAGATTTACGTCCTATTTGCGCCGAGCACTTGACTGTGTATTATAAACAAGACGTTTTGCAAGCGACAAACCTGCGCCATATAGCCAATCGAATGAAAAGCGGTACGCCAACGGCGTTTTATCGAACGGGGCTAAGGTCAATAAATCTTTTTCCTGTGCCGGATAAAACCACGGCTTACACTATAAGCACCGTCGATGACATAGAAGAGGTGACTTTTGAGGACAATTCGCCGCTTATTAACGACTTCGACGATTTTTTGATTGAGTACATCGTAACCCGTACGGCTATCGGCGAAGAATACGACATGACACAAGAGCAGTCGATTATGGCGAACATTTTCATGCAGATACAAAATTTGCTCGCGCCGCCTCCGCCGGGGGTGACGGTCGGCGGGTATTGGGACACGTCTTATGAAGCAAGCGACTACGGGAGGCGGTACTGATGCGCCTTGGGGTAAAACACGCGAACCAACAAACCGCCGTAGTCCGCGCCGACTTCTCCGGGGGGCTGAATTTAGCGACTACTCCCGACAATATTGCCGAGAACCAACTGGCAACAGCGATAAATTTAGAGATTGACCACGCCACGGGCAGACTTAAAACCGTCGGAGGCACGAGGGACATTATAGAAACAGCGGATATTTTCGCGTTTCTTTATGACCGCATTAACGACTCGTTTCTCATCGTCAAGACGGATAAAAGCGTTTATCCCTGCTCGCGAGCCGGAGAGGTTGGCGAAACTGTAGGCACAATCAGCGGCAAATTATACCCTATCGCGGCAGAATGGGAGGACGGTCTACTAATTGCCAGCGGCAGCAAGCTCCAATATTTTCATAACAACACGCTGGAAACCATTGAATCGCCGACAGCTAACAGCGTTTATGTGCGAGCGGGGCGAGTGCTTATCACCGACGATACGCAAATACATTATTCGGGCGTTGGCGACGAAACCAACTGGACGGAGGACACGAACGATGCCTCAAGCAGCAAATTTGTGGAAGCCGGGTACAAAGACGGCGGCAAATTTATCGGCATGGCCTCATTATCGCAGGACGTTTTAATGTTCAAGGACAACAGGCGGGTTTACCGACTTTCGGGCGAATATCCCAACTGGGTAATCAGCGAAGTTTCGCGGCAGGTGGAATGTAAAAACCGTCTTGCCTTTGCCGATATTGCTAACTCGGTTTTTGTCCTTGGGTCAAATGAAGCCCAGACGCTGGCCACGACCGACGCTTACGGCGCAATGAAGCCTGCGGCTATAAGCGCATTGGTAGCCAGCGAGATAATGCGTCTGCCACAAAATGCCAAAGTTCGCTATGTACCGCCGATGGCGCAGGTGTGGTTTATCGGTGACGCGGGAAACGTTCTCATGTTTGATCTTGCTAGTCAAGCGTGGTTTATGCGTAAATTCAATTCGCCGTTGTTGGACGTTGTTTGTGTTGACAATGACGTATATATCGTCAAAAGTGATCGGATTTCGGTTATCGACGAAGCAACCTTCCATGACGCAGGGGAGCCGCTGGAGTGGAAATTTCAAGCGCAAAGGCTAACGAGTTTGCACGATTATTTTCTGAAAAGAACGCAAATATCGGTGATGCCGCTGGCCAGCGATATATACAGCGGGCAAATCAGCGTCGGGGCAGTGGTTATCGATTTGCCGATACCGAACTATCTGCTTTATATCAAAAACGACGAAAGCAGAATATTTCTCAACAGGCGGCGCATAAGCGAGCGGGGCAAGGCAAAAGGGTTATATGTGCCGGGGGAAAGAATTTGCGAAGATATGACTATTATCTCTGAAAACAGCGAGCCGATTTATACTCGGCAGACTTTTATCAAGGAAAGCCGAAACGTATACCGTTCAAAATTTTTAAGTGTCGGCGGTTTCGGCATGGGCGGTTTTATCTTAAATTCAATTATCATGGATATAGCGGAGGTGTGACAAATGGCGGACAGATGGGATATTGACAGCGGCAACGTCATCAATTATTCGCAGGACATAGGGCGCGACGCTTGGCAAAAGGCTATCGGCACATTTGCCCAGATTTTTCAATATTTGAACATTTTGCGCGGCGGTAATGCTACGGCAGGACTTCCGACGAAAAATACATTAGCTTACGAAACGGCTATAAATACGAACGACAACGGGATTTATATGCGCGACGGCAAAGATGCCGACTGGATTTTGCTTGGGTACATTGCGCCGTTCATGGGCATTACGCCGGAGTTTATCGGCGCGGTGAAAAACGGCGGCGGGTTTGAAAAAATCTCCGTGGGGCGCGAAGAAAATTTACCCGAAACGAACAACGGCCTCTACGACGTTTACATAACATGGGACACTTGCCGCTGGTTTATGTGGTACGGCAGTGATTGGCACGTCATTTTTTCCAAGAACTTCAAAGACCTTGAAGGTTATGAAGAATATGTTGTTTATAGGGGCGAAGTAGCCGAAAACGGCAAGGGCAAAATTCCCCGCCTGAACATTGAGGACGGCAAAGGGCATTTTGACATTACCGGCTCGGCGGAGCGTATTCTTAATCGGTGCATTAACTTACAAGCCACAATGCACGACGATGATGTATTGGTTTATGACGCTCGAACAGACAACTGGACAACCCGCAAGCGCACTGAAGGGGCGTTTACCGAAGATGATATAACCTACAGCGGCGAAGCCGGGAAAATTCCCAAAATATCGTCTGACGGCTTTTTACATGCCAATCTTGACGGAGGCACGACACGCCTGTTAAATATCCCGATTGACGCAACGAACCTCAAAGACGGCCAAACCTTCGCTTATGACGCACTTCACAACAAATTTGTTCCTGCTAATGTTTCGGGCGACACAAATAAATTAGGCAAGGTGGAAATCGATCTTACCAACCTGAAAGACGGCGATGTTCTTGTTTACAAAGCCGCGTCGGCAAAGTTTGAGGTAGAGCCCAAAGGCGACGTAACGGGCGAAGGCAAAATGCTCATCATCAGAAACGGTGCGGAAATTATCGGCGAATACAACGGGTCAAGCACGGTGGATTTTGACCTTTCGCAAGCAGGAGCGGGAGGCTTGCCGATTGACGGCGGCGAGATTAACGGCAATTTGGCCGTTACGGGCGATTTAACTGTCGCGGGCGACATAAACGGAAAGGCGACTTACGCGGGGCGAGCCGACGCGGCGGCCAAGCTCGTTGAATCCGTCAAAATCAACGGCGTATCTTTCGACGGCACAAAGGATATTACCATTACCGCCGTAGCAAATGCGGCAAATGCAGCAAACGCAGGTAAGGCAGACAAATTGACCACGGCGCGGAAAATCAACGGTGTGGAGTTCGATGGCACGAAAGATATTGAAATCGAACTTGACACCAGTAATTTTTTAATGAAAAGCGAATTTTGGGTGAGTTGATGGCGTTATGGAAAAAGACAAAACGCTCGATGAGTGGATTGCCGAATACGAAAAAAAGACGGGCAAGCCGTTTAAGCGCATGAACGGTTTCCAGCTTTTCTATTTTCCCGAACGGGGATTTTGCGAAATTGCCGTTGATACAAACAATAAAATCGTCGTAGTGTATCAACTCTGCGGCGATGGCAAATTCTGGCGCAGACTTATTGAGTTTTTGGCGATGGCTCTGCGCTATCCCTGTTGCGGGACGTATTGCGTCCGGCACATCAAACCTTATATTCGTTTCTGGGGCTACAAAATCGACCGAACGGAGATAACGGGGGATAATCTGGAGCGTTATCACTGTTCGGACAAACACGGCAAGAAACTGACCTGCTCCCCCGCTTGGCGCGATAACGACACGGGGGAGCTTACTTATTTTATGACTTGGGAGGTGTGAAAATGAATTTTGAATTTGACTTGCAACGATTTGGCGGCAAAAGTCAAAGCACTACCAATGTGCAAAGCTACGAAAAATCCCCGTATGAATTGCAACTTGAAAAAGCGCAGGCCGACTATAGCAATGCCGTCGCGCCGAATGCGCTGTATTTGAACGATACGGCGCGGCAGCTGCTGGAGGATTCTCTCGGCACGGTGCAGGTTGATTATAACGGCTTGAACAACGACGCACAAAATCAAATTGCCGCCTTGCAAAAATATTACGAAAGATTGGAAGGGGCTAACGATAATGCTGTCCTTGATTTCAATCAACATTTAAGCCGTTTTTCTTCGCAGTTTGACGATGCCGCAAACAGCAGCAACAACAAACTCGAAGGCGTGATCAACGATGCAAGAAACTCAGCCAACATAGAGAATGAATTTTTATCGGGGCTGGGCAATAAAATAAACAGCGCGGCAAATACAACGAATAGCCGCCTGGGAAATTATATCAGCTCCAATACGCAGGCAACCAATGACGCTAACAGTTCGTTAGACAGGTACATTAACAGGAACGAAATTGCCACCAATGACACCAATAACGCATTAAGCGGATACATCAACAAAAACGATGCCGCCACCAATGCGGTAAATAACGCGCTTGCCGCTTATATCAATCAGGGCGGAGTAGCGACCGACGGCGCAAACGCCGACCTCAGCGAATATATCCGCAACAACAAAAACGCTCTCGGCACGGTGGACAGGTCAATTTCCGGCTTAGAGCGCGGCGAACTTCCTACGGCGTATCAACAAAATATGCAAAACGCTATCCGCACGGCCTTAGCGCGTACCGTTGGCGACAATGTGAACAGTCTCGCCCAAAGAGGCGTGATAAACTCAAGCGTCACAAATTCGGCGTTAAACGACATCGAAAGGAACGCCGCCGACGCAGTGGCACAGCAATATTTGCAGAACATCAACACTATCGGCAACTTGGCGCAACAAAAATTCAGCGATTACATTACCGCCGATCAGCAAAACGCCGCCATGACCCAGCAGAAACTCGGCAATATCACGGCCAACATCGATCGGGGCGCAAATCTTGAGCAACAAAGATATACAAATTCCATGGGTAACAATGCCACTAATGCCAGCCTTGCCCAACAGCAACTTCAAAATACTTTAGGCACGAACCAGACCAACGCGGGATTAACTCAGCAGAAAGTTCAAAATACTTTAGGGGCAAATTCGGCCAATGCGGGGCTTACTCAACAGCAATTCGGCAATACCTCCACAGCCGTTAATGCCAACGCCGGATTATCCGGGCAAAGAAGCAACAACACGCAAAACGCTCTCAACATGGCGGCAAATGTATATGGGACGCAGTATCAGCAAAGCGCAGACGCTACCAAAAACAAAACGCAAATTGCCCAACAGCAACTTCAAAACATTTTGGGCAGCAACGAACAAAAGCACTCTTTGGCCAACAGCTGGGGCAGTCTCATTCAGTCGCCGATAACCACGGCGGCATCGTCGCAGGAAGCGGCGCAGTCTCCGGCGACTAATTTGTGGAACGCGTCCTTGGGTCTTAACGGCGCGACCACGGGAGCACTTGCGGCGGCGGCGGGCAAAGGCACGACGACAACCACGAGCACCACTTCCGGCGGCGGCGGTTTCCTCTCCGGCTTATTGGGCGCGGGGCTGTCGGGATTCACCGGGGGATGGGCAAACGCTATGTTCAGATGAATAGGAGTTGATTAAATTGGCTTATGGCGGCTATGGCAGTACGAATTGGGGCGATACGCGGTACATTGATCAACAAATCGCTGACGCAGAAGCGCGAAAGGCAGGACTTGGCGCGGGAAATTTTCGCACACAAGGCGAGATTGACAAACAGATAAACGGACTTAAGGCGAAAAAAGCGGGGCAGGAGTTTTTCGGGCGCATGGGCAGGGGCGCACAGCTCGCCCAACTTGACCCCGCGACTTTGGCGGGTATGCTTTTAGGCGATTACATCGGCAATTACTTCGGACGCGGCGCGGGGAAAAAGTCGGATTCGGAGGCGATGAAAAATCTCAAAAACGGAAACAACGGCGGCGGGACTACGACAACATCACAGACGCAGAATCCATATTCTTTTGACAAATTTCCTACTACCGTTATGGAGTATGTCAATCAAAATTTATATGACGACAGCGGCAGATTTATCGGCGGGACATGGGCGGCGAAAACAACGCCGGAACCGCAGTTTGATTTTGACGCAAACAAATATAATTTTTACGATAACTTGCGTTATGGCAACGGCGGAGCAAACATAAATAATTTTCTGCCCGCGATTAATTTTCTGCCCACTTTAGCCAAGTGAGGTGATAACGTGGCTTACAACATTTTGGATCAGCTGGGGAATCAAAAAACTTTTTTCCCGCAGTCCCCGACCGCGCCACCTACTTCTCAGCAATTTGCGTTAGATAATGCCATGTTTGCGGGGCAAGCACAGGAAGAAGCGAGCGAAGCGGAGCGGCAAGCGCGACTTGAGCAAGCGCGAAGGGCAGACCAAGCCGCAAAAGAAGCTATAGCGGCGGCTGTCCCTCAAACGCAGTTTTCCCAAGAGGCGATTCTTCGCGCCAACGGTCAACTCACGGGATTAAAGCGCGGGTATCAACAAGCTGCTCAAGCGGGAGATATGCAAACGGCGCAGATTTATGCCAATCAAGCCAAGGCATTGCGCGATTATTTTACCAAGCAGGGCATGACCGGGCTTTTCGGCGCGGACGAATACGACGCGAACCAAGCCGACGCGGTTTTACAGGCGCAGCAGGGTCAAGCTATGCAGAGTTTTCTCGATATGGCCTCACCCAAGGAAGTTTACATTCAGAAGCAACGGGAATATTTGCAAAAAGGTTTCAATGAGGACGAAGCTAGGACGCTGGCGGCGAACGACGCAGACGAATATCAGGGCAAGTGGGAGCGAACGGCCTTGGGCGCGGCGTATAATTACGGCGTAGGGAATAACTTTATCAATCAAAACGGCATGAGGATTTTGTCGAATTTGGCAAGTTACAACCCCGACGCGGCGGCGATAGGTTTCAAAAGCTACGGCCTTCCCGTTGACCTTGCGCGACAAGACCTTGCACAACGCAGCGCGTACACTGCGGCGGATATTGCCCGAAACGCGGCGGCGCAGAAACACGGTTTTGATTTGGAAAGACTTTTCTCGCAGGGAAATATTAACGAGAATTTGCTTTATGCCCAAGGCAAAGTTGAGCGGGCGAATAATGACAACCTAACCGACAACAATATCAGGTTGGCACAAGCCCAACAGGAAAACACGCAAAGGGCGATTGAAATGTTGGCGAATCAATACATAGCCGCGGGAGCAACGCCGGAAGTGGCCGTAGCGCAAGCGGCAAGAGATGTATTAACGTCGGTGAACAACAACAACAGCGGCGGCGGCTCTAAAAAAAAAGGCAGCAGCAAAAATAGCGACGACGACGCAAAAGCATTAGAACAGCGAAAAAAAGATTTGAAAAGTTACATTGACCTCGCCCGAAAAACAAAAAGTACCGAGGAGTTGGCCAACGACAAAGATTATCAAAAAGCTCTGAAGAGTTATAATAACATACTCATTCATGGCGATGAGCGGGGTAAGAACTATGAACCGTTTGATGGCAACTGGGAACGCGACGCGCCAATAATTAGAGAATTGGCCGCAAATATGGCCGCCGAAAACTTTAGCCAAGAACAGATTGCTTGGAAGGTTTACGAATACGCTTTAGCTTGCGGCTGTGACGAAAAAACGGCGCAAGCATACGGCAATGCTACTTTGAAGGATAATGTGAAAATCGATTTTGGCAACTTAAACAAGCCGCAGTTGGAAAAGCCGGATTATACGGCCTCGACAGTGAATTATGAGCGTCAAATAAACGAAGATGGGAAAAAGCGCAGTGAAGCCGGGAAAGTAACGGCGCAAAACAATACGCCGGGTTGGTATTCTTCCGGCGGTTATTATTCCCCGTATGTGCAGAGGTGAGGACAAATGCCACGTTTTCAAGACATAATCGGCAACATGAAACCTGCCGGATGGTCAGACCCTTTCAAGCATAAAAACGATGACGACAGTGTTTTGGACGTACTAGCCGGAGGATTAAAGAGCGGAGCGGGCGCGTTCTTGAATACGACGGGTAATCTGCTTGAAAGCGGTCAACGTCCCGACGGTATGGGCATAGACGAATGGCGAGCCATATCCGAAAATCTTAATCTTAATCCGACAACCCGCTGGTTGCAAAAAACGGGAAGCGAGATACAAGCGGCGAACGTCAAGGATTATACTCCGGGCAGTGCCAAATATTACGCCCATTCCCTGCTTGAATCTGTGCCGGAAATGGGCGTTGATATGCTTGCTGCCGGAGCAATCGGCGCAGGAGTGGGAGCGGCGGCGGGTCCCGAAGGAATTGCCGCCGGTGCTCTCATAAATTCTGCGGCCAAGGGCGGCAAGTGGGCGCGTCGTGCGCTCAACGCTTTTCAGGGGCACGATAAAATTGCCAAAGCAGTCACATTCTTAGACCCGGCGGCCGGTACTTTGGCCGGGGGCATATCGGCCAGAGGCATGGAGTCCATCATGGAAGGGCAACGCGCCGCCGATGAATTTATTGCCGAAGCCAAGGCCAACGGAACCTACCAAGCCGGAGTTACCGAAAATCAGGCCGACGCGCTTAGAAGCGATGTTTTCAAAGCCAACATGGGCTTGGTTGGCATGGATATAGCGCAATACGCCACGACTTTCGGGAAAAAGAGCAAAGGATTTCTGCCTTTCTTGGGGCGGCTGGGCTTCAACATGGGCTCGGAGGGCGTAGAAGAAGGTATTCAGTACATAATCCCGCAGGAAATCCAAGGCAAAAACTGGAGCGCAAACGACCAAGAACTTATTGATTCTGTGATCACGGGCGCACTCATGGGCGGTGTAATGCACGGCGTTGGTAGTGCGGGAAAATATGCCGCTGACCGTTTCTTGGGGCAGGGAGAAACGCAAGCGCAAAACGCCCCGACGAACGCGCAAAACGGCGGAGCGAATCCGGCGCAAGGAGGCGCACAAGGCGGCAGTACCAATTCCGCTGTCGCCGCGCTGAATAATCGCCCGCAGATTAGCGGCACGGCGCAGAGTATTCTCCAAGGAGCGGCGCAAATGGCCGCGCAAAATTCGCAAAACCCGCAGGGCGCACCGACACCGACACCGACGCAAACGCAGGGGCAAAATGCGCCGGCGCAAGGGAGCGCAGTTTCGCTTGACAACGCCGGGAGCGGCGAAGGTACATACTGGAAAAAGCAAACCGACAACGTAAGTTATGACGGAGCGCGTCCCGAAACCATGAAAGCCCTCGACCTTTTGGGGCAGTGGTTCTATCAAAAGACGGGCAAGCCTCTTGTGGTTACGGCAGTCACCAACGGCGATCACGCCGCAGGGGAACATAGTCACGGCGCAGGCTGGAAAGCCGATGTAAACGATTATGGAAGCGGCGGCGCAGAGGGAACTCTGCTCGGCGCGGGCGACGGCGAAAAAGGAACGCTCACCGACGAATTTATCAGGTATGGTCAAAGCCTTGGCCTTGGCATGAACTGGGAGGGCGATCATATTGACGTATCGGCCTCCGGCGAACAGTGGGAAGGCGAACACGCGGGCAAAAACTTCGGCGGCTTGAAAATTGGCGGCGAAGCGCAGGAGCAAGGGCAAAGTAACCTGAGCGGAGGAACTAACGAAGAAAAAATCTGGAGCTGGTTAAAATCCGAGGGATTCACCGACGAAGGCGCGGCGGGAATAATGGGGAATTTCCGTCAAGAAGCGGGCGAGGATTTTGCCACAAACGCAGTGGAAAACAACGGGCGCGGTTTTACGATTGACGGCAAAACCGGGTACGGCTTGGCGCAGTGGACAAGCGCAGAGCGGCAACGCGGCTTATTAGAAATGGCCGAGTCCATGGGCAAAGACGTTTCGGATTTAGATGTACAGTTAGCCTATCTCAAAAAAGAAATGCAGGAGCGCGGTATTTGGGACAAGGTGCGTAATGCTCAAGACCTAAGAGAAGCAACGCGAATATTCCACGACGAATACGAAGGCAGCGGCGATTATGAACGGTTCGGCAACATAGAGCACAGGCACAACTTCGCCAATGAATACTACGGCAAATACGGCGGGAAAACCTACTCCGGCGCAGGTCAATCACAAACGACGCAATCCGCAAATGCCGCGCCGCAGGTTGAAATTCCCGCCGAAACGGAGGACGAATTTGCGGCGCGTTACCAAGAAGCCCTTAATATTCTGGAAAGCGGGCAAATGACCCGCGAGGAACGCGACGCGCTTTTTAACGTGGCCGAGGAAGTGCGTCAGGGAGATATGCCCGACGGAATGACCACCGAAGAAGAGATTGATTACAGAAACGCCCTTGACGAAGCTATTGACAATCGGGATTTAACCGCGCTGGCGAACTTAATCGCGCCGCAAAAACTTGCCGATGCGGTAAAGCCGCGTAAAATCAAGCCGCAAGCCGCGCCGAAAATGGCGAACGTGCAAACGCCAACGCCGAATCTCAATCGGGCGCAGAACGGGCAAAGCCAACAGTCGCAGACACAGCCGCAACAGCAAAGCGCACCTGCCATTGACCCGTCAGAGTATCGCAAGCAGGTTTTAGGGCAAGTGGCGGCGGTAATGCCTAACGACCTTAGCGCACTTCGGCAAGCGGGGAAAAATCTGCTGAATAATCATGGCAACGTTCCTTTCAACTACGGCGATATTCAGACGATAAACAACTCCGGCGATGTCAATAAAATCAAACAGGTCATACTCAATCATTACAACACGGCGATGAAAAACGGGGTAAGCCCTGAAAATATTTTGCGCGAGTGGGGACTTTCGGCGCAGCCGCAAATGTCAACGTCGCAACCGCCGAGCGTGGCAACACAAACTCCGCAGGTCAAGGCAACGCAACCTCAACCGACGCAACCGCCGCAGGTTTCGCAGTCGCAGACGCAACCCGCGCCGCAGGTACAGGCGCAAAACACGACGAGCCAAACTTCGCAGGCGCAAAATGAAACTTTGCAAATGCAAGGCCAACGGGAACAGCCGCAGGTAACGCATGGAGCCGAAACCAAACTTATCACCGACCGGGAGCGGGAAATCCCTGCACGTTATCGGGTTATGGAGGCAGGCGATATAATTTCGTCGCATAATGCCGACTTTGGAACAAACGCTAATTATCCGGCAGAACTCCAACCCCGCGACCGTGGCAACCGTCAAGCCCTTATGCAACAAATAACCTCCATGAGCCAAAATCTTCGCCCCGATGACTTAATGGAGAGCCGCAATCTTAACCAAGGCGCACCCGTGATCAGAAATGACGGTGTAGTATTGAACGGCAACGGGCGAGTTATGGCAATTTCCCGCGCTTACGGCCTCAATATGGCAGAAAACTATAAAGAAGCACTCAAGGCAAAAGCGCAGGAATTAGGCTTGAATCCCGCTGATATTGAAAAAATGAAAAATCCCGTGCTTGTGCGGGAGGTATCGGGCAATCTAAGCGCGAATGAATTACAGGACGTGACAACCTCCACCACGGGAGGAGCGCGGCTTGGAGCAGGTGAACAGGCCAGAGCTGATGCTGAAAAACTCACCGAACAGATTTTGAATTTATACGTTCCCAACGAATACGGCGACTTGACCACGGCAAATAACCGCGAATTTGTTTCTGCCGCTCTTAGGCAAATTGCAGCAAAAAGCGAACTCAACGCCTACACCGATGCGGCGGGCAATGTGAATGCCGACGGTGTAGCCAGAGTTAAACGCGCTGTTTTTGCCCTTGCTTACGGTGACGAACGTATCATCGGGAAAATGGCGGAGAGTGCCAACGATGTTATAAAAAATATCACCGGGGGACTTTCCGCAGCCGCGCCAATCGTGGCCAAGGCCGAAATCAACATGAAGCAAGGCGAAATCCGTTCATATCCGCTGGCCGAAGCTGTTTCGGAAGCGGTGAAACAGCTTGACGCGATACGGGCGCAAAAGAAATCGGTCAAGGAATATTTACGCGAGCAGGGAATGTTTGCCGAGCACGAATTTAGCGCGGAAAGCAAGGAGATTTTAGCGTACTTCGACGCGCACAGGCGGAGCATGAAGTCCATCGGCGAATATTTGGCCAAGGCAGCGCAAATTATCGAAGCGCAAGGAAGCGTCAATCAAACAAGCCTCATCGAAACCGAGCCGCTGTCATTGATGGACGTACTCAAGGCAGCGAAAAACTCTGTAGAAAACAAAGGCGGGCAGAATTTGACGGCAAACACGGCGAATAACAGCGACAACGAGAACGCGAGTGGAGCAAATGAAAAAGGAGCAACGGTATCTCCAAGAACTGAATCCTCTAACGAGGCCAACGTCTCCAAGGCCGTCGATACTCCTATAAATGACATAGCACAAGAATCAGAAAACGGCAAGAGCGAAAATTTGCAGACTGCAAAAGCCGCCGCAGAAACGGAGCGCGAAAGTATTTTCAACGAAGAAGAGGTGTCGGACAATGAGCTTAATGACAATGCCGCCGAAGTGGCTGAACGAGATGGGCAGGAAAACAGTCAAGACGGCGTGGGGCAAGGCGTTCAGTCAGAAAGACCCGGCGGAGATGGAGGACGAAACCTACAAACGATTGGCGAAACAGACGAATCACAAGATAGCGTCGGCGTTCGTGAAAGTCGCGCCTCTGCTCGCGGAACGACTGGCAATAGCCGAGTACAAGCGGGAGAATCCGCAGATAACGGCAGTCGCGCCGGAAGTGCTGAGTTATCAGGAAGCATTAGAGATAGCCTTGATGGAACAACCGGGCTTGACGACGGCAGAACGGCAAAAGATATTGAATTTGCTAAAGACAGACCCGTCAATGCAGGTTCTGAACAAGTAAATAAGAAAGCCCCCTTTAAGGCAGGCAGCTTGGAATTGATCCGAGCCGACCTGCCTTCTCTGTTGCCGGAGCAAGCCGAAGATGTGGTGAAAGCGGAAAAACGTCTGCTTGCCGAAAAGCAAAACGGCATTTTGTTTACCAACGGGACAGGTACAGGCAAAACCTTCACGGGGCTTGGCGTGGTCAAGCGTTTTGTAAATCAGGGCAAAAAGAATATCGCTATTATTACGCCGAAAGAAGTAAACATAAAAGACTGGGTTCAGGCGGCCAAAGAATTTTTTGGTTTAAATATTCACGAGCTTAAAAACACCAAGTACGCCGGGGAAGATGGTCATGTTATTATCACCACCTACGCCAATTTTGGACAGAATCAAAGTTTGGTTAAGCGTAATTGGGATTTGATCGTAGCAGATGAGTCCCATTATTTCATGAGCAATGAAGCAGGTGCAGACACAAATGCTATTACCAATTTGCGGGCAATAACCTATCATCTTCAGGGGTTTTATACACGTACCCGCGCTTTACACGCCAAAGAATACGAACGTCAAGGAATTTTATTTGACAAGAAAAACGACGAAACTATTACCGCTGCCGAAGAGGAAGAACTGAAAAAATTAAGCAAAAAACTTTCCGACGAAGAAAGCGCGGAACTGAGCGAGTGGGAAAATATGAAGGAAGAGGACAAGCCGAAAGTTGTTTTTCTGTCGGCAACGCCCTTTTCGTATCTTCCCGCCGTAGACTATGCCAACGGATATTTATTCCACTACGACCATTCGCGGGACAACGGCGGCGGATATAATCATGCCAACGGGCGCGAACAATTCTTCATTGAGCACTTCGGCTATCGTATGCGGTTTAACAAACTCACGCGACCCGATGCCGACGTAAATCAAGATTTAATGGCGATTCAGTTTAACACTTGGCTTAGGGAAACGGGCGCATTGTCTGGGCGTACGCTCAAGGTAGACAAAGATTATGAGCGCGGGTTTATTCTTGTCGATAGCGGCGTAGGCGCAAAAATTGACGAGGGTATGAAAATTTTTGAGGAAGATTCAAATAAAATCAATCCTCAGTATGGCTTGTTGGCCGCACTGTTTCGTGAAGGAATGAAAGGGTTGAAAAGCCGCCATTTGCTGGAGGCGATAAAGGCCAAGCAGGCCATACCGTTAATCAATGAATATCTCGCCGCCGGGAAAAAAGTTGTTTTGTTTCACGATTACAAAGAGAACAAGGCAGTTAATCCCTTTGTATTTGACGATAGTGATTTAACATTTGACAATGATCCTAACGCCACACGGCGGGCGCACGAAGAATACGAGCGTTTCAAACGGGAGCACCCGGAACTCATAAACCTTGATTTAAGCGATTTGAAATCGCCGATAGACGTTATCAAAGAAACCTTCGGTAAACGGGCGCGGATTTTTAACGGCAGTGTACCAAAATCCGAACGACCGAAAGCCGTGAAAGAGTTTAATGATGATAATAGCGGCGTAGACATAATTTTAATTCTGCGTAAAGCGGGCAAAGAGGGAATATCCCTGCACGATACCACGGGCAAACATCAGCGGGTACTCATAGATTTTGGCTTGGCCACCAGTCCCACGGATATTGTGCAGACGGAAGGGCGCATTTACCGCACGGGCGTAGTGTCGAACGCGATTATCCGCTATCTTAACACGGGTACGCAGTTTGAGCGCACGGCTTTTGCCTCAACTATAGCGGGACGAGCGGCCACGGCAGAATATCTTGCCATGGGCGAAGAAGCCCGCTCGTTAAGAGAATCTATCGTCGAAAGTTTTGAAGAATCAGTAAATGACGAATGGCAGAAGTATTTGCCCAACACAAAAACCGAAGGGACAGGCGGCAAAGAACGCGACAGGCGACGCGAGGGAACGATAAGCGAATACGATAAGGCTAAAACTTTTTATTATGGGCGGCAGAAAAAGACGAGCCAAAACAAAGCTCGTGAGGGAAAAGACTACTACGCCACGCCGGAGCCTGTCGGCTATAAAATGGTTGAGTGGCTGGGCTTGAAAGCGGGCGAAGCCGCTCTTGAGCCGTCGGCGGGTCACGGAGCTATTTCTCGTTGGTTCCCCGCAGATACGCGCAACACTATTATCGAGCCAAGCGGCGAACTTTCCGCCGGAGCGAGAATGACGCTAAAAGGCGGCACAACTTCCAAAGTTATCGGCGGTATGTTTGAAAACTTCGATTTGCACAATAAGGCAGACGGTATCGCGATGAATCCGCCTTTCGGTACAGGCGGCAAAACGGCGGTTGAACATATCGCCAAGGCGTACAAGCATTTGAACGACGGCGGGCGACTTGTGGCCATATTGCCGGAAGGAGCGAGTGCCGACGCGCATTTTAACAAATGGTTTTATGGTGAGGATAAAAACGGCGAACAGGTGCAAAAACCGCCGCAGGGCGCAGTGCTTACGGCGCAGATACACCTGCCGAGCGTGACTTTCAACCGTGCGGGAACGAGCGTTGCCACGCGAATTGTGGTTATTGACAAGCAACTGAATCCGGCGGCAGCCGAGGCGGCAGAATCTAACGCCGGAAAAGATATTGACCTGCGCGGCATCGACGATATTAAAAAGCTCTTTGACCGCATGGAAAATATGACCATGCCGAAACGGCTTAATCCTGCTGAATATTACGGACGCGATACGGGTAGGCAAAGCAAAAGTGAAACGACAGCAGAGCCGGAGCATAAACAAACAAGCGACGGCACAACCAATTTTGAAGCCGGAGATTTCACGCACACTAAAACAGGCGAAAAAATTCCTCAAGCGAAGTTCCGCTACAAAGTCGAACGTGAAGTTTACGACAAAATAGCGACGCTCGCCAAGAATCACGGCGGTAAATACAGCCGTTTTAGTCGTTCATTCCTGTTCCGAAAAGGCGACAACAACGGGCGCGACGCATTTTTACGCGAGGCCGAGACTTTGCTGGGGGCAAACGACCACGACGCGGCATTGTCTATATCTGCTTGGCACGGCTCGGGGGCAAGTAACATTGAACGTCTTAGCCTGAAATATATTGGCACGGGCGAAGGGGCGCAAGTTCACGGCTATGGGCTGTATTTTGCGGGAAATCGCGCAGTGAGTGAGGGGTATAGGGAAAACCTTGGTGGTGTAAACACTTATGTTGAGTACAAAGGAAAAAAATATACGGCTGGAGCAGCTCTCTTTGAACCCGATTTAACTTTCGCTGAGGCTTTGGCTCTTAATGCCATGTACGATGCTAAAGGGGATAAGGAGGAAGCCGAAAGAAACTTACTTTCTCGCGAAAGAAGCGATCGAGGTACTATTTACGACGGTGCGGCATTTGAAGCTATTGACATAATCAAAAATAATGAAATCAAAATAACAAAAGAGATTTCCGGCTCCTTGCTAGAAGTGGAAATCCCCGATGCCGATGTGATGTTGGACGAGCAAAAGACGTTTGACGAACAGCCGCCGAAGGTACGAGAAGCACTACGAGAAATCGGCGGTAAATTTGACGGGCTAATCGGTAAAACTATTTATAACGCGCTTGTAAAAAAAACTGGCTCACCAAAAAAAGCCTCCGAACTTCTCAACGAACACGGCATCAAGGGCATCACCTCCGAAGG